GGGCCCCACGGGCTACACCGGACTGGCAGGCGCGACAGGTTCAACGGGACCTACAGGTTTTACTGGACCAGCTGCGCCCTCCGTAAATTCGATGTATGTGCTGGTTGGTCAGACCGGTACGAACGCAATTGGCACGTCTCTCACCAAAGTTCAGTTCAATAACGAGATCAGCGACGCTTTCAACGTCTTCGATAGCGTGACCAACAATCGCTATCAACCGACGGTCGCTGGCGATTATCAGATCAACGCGACCGTGGTCATGACGAGTGGCGCGACCGCAGGGTACGGGCTTCTTCACATCTATAAAAATGGATCATCGTTTGCGCGGCTCAGCCAGATGCCCGTCGCTGCTTCCGCGGCCGTGGGGCCCGCGGGCGGCATGGTCGTCGCCCTAAACGGGACGACAGATTACATTGAAATCTTTGCAGCGGTGACTGGCGCGGCGGGCGCCACAGTGACTGGCGACAGCTTCTTCTCTGCGATCCTGATCCCAGGCTCCGCGATTGGACCGACTGGCCCCACAGGCAACACGGGCCCTACTGGATACACAGGATACACAGGATACACAGGATATACGGGCGTCACGGGGCCGACAGGCTTCACGGGCAACACGGGTCCGACTGGTATCGCCGGCGCTGCGACGAGCACAGGCGCGACTGGCCCGACCGGCGTAGGGCAAACGGGTACCGTCTTCTTCGCTGCCTTCACAGGCACGACGGGCATCGTCGCAGCCACCCCCGCTGTCGTGCCGTTGTCGACGATTGTGGTCGATACGCAAGGCGCCTTCGTCGCGGCTGGCTCGAAATTCCAGCCCTCAATTGCAGGATGGTACGACGTCTCGGGGACGGTTGTCTGCACGGGGACATCGACAGCTTCCTCCTACATCGTGGCGCGCATCAATAAAAACGGCGCCATCTATGCGGAAGGCGACTATGATATCCAGACATCCACGAACGCAGGCTCGACGGTCAATTGCCTTGTCTTTTTGAACGGGTCCACGGACTATATTCAGTGGATGGCCTACACCGGGATGACGGCCCCTTCGATTGTCGGTGCCACAACGACGTACACCGTTTACGGCAAAGCGGTTCTCGTGCCGGGTTCGCCGCTTGGACCGACTGGTGCAACAGGCCCAACCGGCGGCCCGGCCCCTGGGCAAATCCCAGGCACTCCGACCGGCGACAACGCGGCCACAGGTAACGTCGGTGAGTATATCACATCTAACGTACCCAGCGGTGTCACTCTCACGACCGTTACAGCGGCCAATATCGCGAGCATTTCCCTCTCCCCCGGTGACTGGGATGTAGACGGCAACGTAGAATTTATCCCGACAACGACGACGTCCATTACCGAGACGTCTGCCAGTATTTCTACAACGTCCGGGACGTTGACTGCCTTCCAGCAACAGCGGTTGTTTTACGGAGCAACTGTTCCGGGGGCAACTACGAGCACCCCGTGTGTCGCCACACCGACGGTTCGACTGAGCCTTAATTCGACCACGACGGTCTACCTCGTGGCCCGTGCGACGTTTTCGATCTCGACCCTGTCGGCGGGTGGCACCATTCGCGCGCGGAGGGTCCGATAATGCTGCTCAGGACCGTCCAGCAAACAGTGATCGACGTCACCCGGTACCACGTCAGCGTGGATGACTGGATGCCGGAAGACACTACGCTTGCCGGCGTTACTGCCACAGTAGATTACGGCACGGCGATCGTGACCGGTATCCTGATCGACCGCGACAATCGTGGCTTTCACTTCTTCGTGAGCGAAGGCACTATTTTCGATCAGTTCAACATCATCTTCAGCCAGACCGACAGCCGCGGCGGCGTGCGCTTCGATCACATGGCGTTCTCCATCGTGACGAACGGCGGCATCGTTCTTGCAGGTCCGGCGACGTCGACCCAGACACCGCTCGAATACATGCAGTCCATCCTCGGACCGACCGGATCAACCGGACCTACTGGCGTCGGCGGACCTGGGCCCACGGGCCCTCTCGGCGCGCCCACCGGCCCGACTGGCAGCACAGGACCACAGGGGTTGACGGGTTGGACGGGTTTGACGGGCTCTACCGGCCCGCAGGGATTGCAAGGGTTCACCGGCCCATCTGGCGGGACCGGATACACTGGCCCGCTAGGGACTGGACCAACCGGGGCGACCGGTGCTACAGGTCCGCTGGGAACAGGTCCAACCGGGCCGCTTGGTGGTCCCACCGGGGGTGCTGGCGCTTCAGGTCCTACTGGCTCGACGGGTTATACCGGAGTGTCGGGGGCTACCGGAAGTTCAGGAGCAACCGGACCCACCGGGTCGCAGGGGCCATCGGGCTTCACCGGTTCGACCGGCCCAACAGGAGCATCAGGTGCAACAGGTCCCTCGGGTTTATCCCTCACAGGTCCGACCGGCCCCCTCGGGGGACCTACGGGCAGCAGTGGCCCTACGGGCAGTACAGGCTGTACGGGCGCATTCGGCACAGGGTCAACAGGCCAGCAAGGTCTGGCTGGCCCTCAAGGTATTGCTGGACCCACCGGTGCAACCGGGCATCAAGGGGTCACTGGACCTGCTGGTTCGGCGTCGGGCGGTCGCGCGTATACTGCGATCTCTGGGGCCGTGGGCCTCTCGTCCGGTGTCTCTGCCGCCTCTACGGGGTTCTCCCTAGGCGCCGGCGCCTGGGATGTGCAGGCCGTTACGCAGTTCTCCACCGCGGCTGGTCAGTCCAAGGCCATCACGATCATGGGTGTCAGCAACACCCCTAGCGGCTTCGGGCTGGGGCTCGGCAGCTATGTGCAGCAGGAGATCGACGGCCTCGGCAACTCGGACGTCTATTCGTCACCGATGGTCCGTGTTAACGGTCCGATCACCGTCTGGTGCGTAAATTACGCGAACTTCGTCAATGCCGGCGTCACCGCAACCACTGTGTTGACCGCGCGGCCCACCTCGTGAGGACGTCATGTTGCTTGGAACAAGGCTGCATACTGCCGGCAATCTGACCCGGTACATTGTCGACTACACCGACTGGCTGCAGGAGGGCGCTACGCTTGCGCCTCTCTCGGGTACCGTGACGCTCGCGCCCCAGGCCGGCGTCACCGACGTGGTCATCACGGCGGTCACGATCACGCCATCGAACCAGCTGCACTTCTTCATGACCGCGACCGTCGTTAACGAAACTTTTACGCTCGACGTGCAAGTTACCGACAGCCGCGGGGAAATCAAAAATGACACCCTCGCCTTCAGAGTTATCCCTGCCTAACAGGAGTTACCCCAATGCTTGATCTCCTCGCGTCATTCGCGTTCCCGCTTTCGATCGCCGCGACCTTCGTGGTCACTCTCGTCTTCTCGACGAAAATCAAGGACTTCTTCAGCGGCATTCCGGCCGACCTGCGCAAGGACCTGAACTCGATCGAGAGTGCCACGCTGTCGAAAGTCGCAGCCGCGCAGAAAGCCGTCGTGGCTTCTGTCGTGCCGCCCCCAGCCCCGGTTGCCAAATAAGGTGCTGTCATGCAGGGCAATTATCAGGCTTTTATCGACCGTGTGATCAAGAAGTACGAAGGCGGCTACGGCTGGGACAAAGGCGATCCCGGCGGCCCCACGAACTTCGGCATCACCTGTTATGACCTCGCTGAGCACCGTCATCAGAAGATGACGTCGATGGCAGCGTGGGCCGTACCGGTCAAGTCAATGACCCTCGCGGAAGCGGAGGCCATCTATCAGGACAAGTATGCTGCGGGCCTCGGCTTCAGCATCCTCCCCTCTGGTGCCGATTGCTGCATCCTCGACTACGGGATCAATAGTGGGTTGCCCCGCCCTATCGCTGCCGCGCACGCGATCGTGCGACTGCCGAATAGTGGGAAAGTCGACAGCGCGCTCGTCGACGCCATCGAGAAATATGGCGTCTCCAAGTTCACCAAGATGCTCGACAACGAACGGCTGTCGTTCATGCACGCCATTCAGGGCGGCCGCATGTGGCAGCGCTTCGGCCATGGCTGGCAGTCCCGCGTCAACGATCTCGACAATTACTGTGCCGCCCTCGCGCGCAACGACACGCCGGTTGAGGCGGTCGACCTCTCGCACGTCGTCACACCGAAGGCCATTCACGTTGCCAAAACCGCCGGTGGTATCACCGCGGGCGGCGCCGTCGCGGTCCCTGCCGGGCTCCATGTTGGGGGCTTCTCGCACTGGGCCGTCGGCGCGGTAGCGGCGGGCGTCGTCATCGCTGGTGTCGCCTACGAAGCGTATCAGTCCAAAGCCACGGCAGCGGCCAACCTCAAAGTCGTTCTGCCGGCAGGAGCCTAAAATGTATCAGTTCCTCGTCGACAAAATCAGCTGGGTCCTGGGGTCCTTCCACCGCAACGAGACGATCATCTGGGCGCGCATCCAGATGGGTATCGGTGCCGCGTGGGTCGCCCTCGTCTCCAATACCGACAGCCTTGCGAAGATCATCGAGAACCCGAAGTACCTCGGGTACGCTCTGATGGTCATCGCCGGGATTAGTGAATATCTGCGTCGGCGCGGCGCGACGTTCACCCACGCAGATGACCAACCGGATACGAAATAATGCTCGGCCTCTTGATGACGGTCCTTCACCTGATCCCAGGACTATCTGGGCTCGCCACCGCATGGCTCACGGCGGCCTACAACGCGAAGGTCGCGATCACGACCGCGCAAATTGGCGGCGACGTATCGGTCGCAACGACGATGGTCAACGCGGCGGCAATATCGGACCAGACACGAGTTGGCTTCTGGAAGGTGGCAGCGTCGTCGAATATGATGATGTTTTTGATCTATGGCTTCTCCTTTCCTTGGATTTTTTATGAAGCCAAAGTCGTGGTCTGGGACACTTGCCTGGGCCTTGGGTCTACCCCAGCTATTCACGGAGACGTGATCGGATGGGCAGGAACGATCATTGCGTGTCTCTTCGGCTCCGGTACCATCGTCCATGCAGGTGAACTGTATTTCAATCGCCCCCAACAGAGAGCATAGCCATGAAGATCATCCTTGCACTGCTACTTGCGCTCCTCACAATCTCCCCAGCCCACGCCACGAATTATACCATCAGTGACGACCCAGGGGGCGACATCCTCGACTTTATCGGTAAATATGAGTTCTGGTTACATCGCCACGCGGAAGTACGGATCGAAGGTCGGTGCGTCAGCGCCTGCACTATCGTCCTCAGCATCATCCCCAACGAACACATCTGCGCCACCCCAAATGCTGAGTTCGGTTTCCATTCTGCGGTTAGGAATACCGAGAACGGCCCGGTCTACGCGAAGATCATGACCGCATTGATGTGGGAGATGTACCCAGATCGCGTGATACGGGTCCTCACCCCGCTGGGGCTAGGCAAGCCAATCGAGCACCCAGAAATGGTGTATGTAGACGCCCAGAAAATCGTCAAGCCATGCGGGCCAGCGCCAATCGCAGATGCTGAGCCCGCACAATGATGTTTACCCTCGTTGCTGTCATTGGGGTCGTGCTCTCGACTGGCGTGACAGATATCGTCGATTATAAGCCCTATCAGCACAATCGTTTCGCGACGGAAGCGGACTGCAAGGGGTTTTTCTTGACAGATGCGGGTGCTCTTGCGAAACGAGAGCTAGACAGCGTCATCCATGCCGAGTATCCCGACCTGACCACAGAGGTGCATGTCAAATGCCTGCCCTACGTCAACGTGCCCGACTAAGGAAGCCCCATGTCGAAACGCAACAAACAGCACCGTTCTCTTTCGGACGGTCTGAACGAAAAGATCACGGTGCCCTCCGTGCCGCCACCGGCGGTGACGAGCGCGCCTATTCAGGAGAAGCAAATGGAAGCGGAACAGCCGACGCAGTCGGAAGCACCGGAGGTTCAGAACGGGCCGACGGCCAAGCAAATGGCGGCAGTTGAAGAAGCCAACGCCAAACGCCGGATCGATATCGTCCGGCGCAACGAGCAGATCGCTGAAGAACAAGCGGCCGAGCCGGTGTCTTTGATCGGTACCGCCGCAAAGGGCCGCGAAGCCCTCCTCGACCAGCTCCGTACGCACGCACAGAAGCCGGCGAAGCCGCCCTATGTGCCGCCCCCGATGACCGATCGTCAGAAGGAACGGCTGCAGGAGGAAATGAACGCCGGCGCCGCGGCAGTCGCCAAGGCCAAAGCCAGCCAAATCCGGCAGGGGCACCCGCTGCTCCCGCAGGCCGGCGCTAACGAAGGCGTAACCAATCCAGTTCATCGTCCCAATGAAATCGTACCGGACCCCCTCCTGACAGGGACCGGCAAGGCAGGTGCGGGGGTTTTCAGCCCCGACGTGTGAGGGTCTGATGCCAGCTGCTCCAAGCCATGAACCGCAGACTATGCCGGATGCTTTCAAGTTGGAAGCCTTCGGGGGTTCGCTGCCGGCGTGGGATGAGCATCTCCTGCCAGCTGGACAGGCTGCCAAGTCGGTAGATGCATACCTGTTCAGCGGTACGCTGACTGGCTGGCGCACGCCGACGCTGCTATACACGTTCAAGAATAGCGCGGCGCAATACGCCTATCGCATCCCGAACCAGAGCCAGAGCATCGCTCAGGCATTCCTTGTCTTTGTCGCCAATCCGCTCGCCGCGGACACCGTGTTCCTGGGCGAAGAGACTTACACGTTCGTCAGCGCGATCACCTCGGCGTCGCCGGCGTACAGCATCCTGATCGGAGCCAACGCCTTTGCCACAGCAACCAACTTCTTCGCCGCCCTCACCTTCGACAACGGAGCAGGCACCAATGCAGGAACACTTTACTCATTGGGGACTGTGGCTAACCCTGCTGCTGATCAATCTGGGCCACCTACCGCAAACGTGCTTGGCAATGGTCCGGCTCGCGTTCAGGTATTTGCTCCGTCCGTTGGAGCTGCCTTTAATGGCACGGTTGTCGCTGAGAGCACGGGTAACGCCCGAACCAGCTGGCAGTATCCCTTCGGCACTCCCACCGCTACCCTCAATGGCGGAACAAATGTCTCGTACGACACAGGAATTACTGCACCTTCAACTTGGATGGAATTCCTTGATCCAGACACAGATGTTGTCCGCTCTCCAGTTGTGGACGACCAGTTCAATCGATATTATTTCGCGTCTCCCTCCGAGCAGCCCCAGTACAACACCCTCGCCCGCATCCAAGCCGGCCTGCCTCCATGGCTCCTCGGCGTGCCCGCGCCCGGCTGCACTCCCGGGGTTGGCGTCACGGGTGGCGGCGACACTGCGACGCTCGGCTTCAACACCACCACTTCAGTAAACCAAGGCAATCCCGGCGCGAACATCGTCTACATGATCCCGGTCACGCCGACCGGCGACATGATCCTGAACGACGTCGGCTTGATGCCGCAGGCAACGAGCGCGACCGCGCAGTTCGCTGCCGTGCTCTATGCCGACAACAACGGGACCCCGGGCGACCTGATCAACGTGGGCGTCTCCGTCACCGGCTGCGCCGCCGGCGTGCAGGTGGAGAGCGCGTTCACGAACCCGACCGGGCTCTTGATGAACGTGCAGTACTGGATCGGCTTCATGACCGATACGTCGATCCCGATCCAGCTGGCGAACGACACCGGCGCCACCGGCGTGGTCTGCTTGAACACCTACTCGAACGGGCCCCCGCCCGTGATCAACAACCTGACGATCGGATACCCGACCCTTGAAGTGTGGGGGGATTGCACCGCATCGTCCGTACAGGAGGCTCGAGCCTATGTTTATACCTATGTTAGTGCATATGACGAAGAAGGTCCTCCGTCTCCTGCGACGATCGTAACTGGCTGGAGCAACGGAACGTGGACGGTTGATCTCTTCCAGCCACCACCGGATCAGCTCGGCGTGAAGCGCGATCTCGTCTCGATCAACATCTATCGTACCGTCACCGCGACCGGTGGATCGACAACGTATTTCTTCGTGGCGAACGTGCCGATCACGCAGGCGTCGTACACCGATATCATTCCGGACAGCACGGTCGTCGACAATCTTCAGCTGGTGTCGCAGCTCTACACCCCACCTCCGGAGGACTTGCAGGGCCTGATCACGATGCCGAACGGCATGATCGTGGGCTGGCGCGCGAATGAACTCTGGTTCTGCCAGCCGTATCTGCCGCATGCGTGGCCATCGAGTTATGTGCTGACCTGCGAGTATCCGATCGTCGGGCTCGGCGTCAGCGGCAACACCGTCGTCGCCGCCACCGCGGGTGCGCCCTATATGGCGCAGGGTATCTCGCCGGCGACTATGACCGCCAACGCTGTCAACCATCCGGCGCCGTGCGTCTCGCGCGGTAGCGTCTTGGGTAATTCACAGGGCGTCTACTATGCGTCGCCGAACGGCTTGATGCTGGTTGACCAGACCGGCAACGTCACGAACACGACTGAAATCTGGATCACCCGGGAGAAGTGGCAGCAGCTCACCCCGCAGAAGAACCTTAGAAGTGTGTTCTTCGTATCTACTTATTTCGCCCTCGGCTGCACCCGCAACGGCGACAACAGTGTGGCCCAGGAGGGCTTCACCGTCGAGTTGAACACTGCCGATGCCAACAGCTTCACCATCTGGCCTCAGGCCGGCGGCCACAGGCTGGGCTTCAGCCAACTGACGTCGCCGAACGCGCTGGACGTGCTGAACGTGCGTATCGATCCGTGGAGCGGCGTCTGCCTCGTCACCTATGCCGGCAACATCTACCAGTACGACTTCACCCAGGCGAACCCGGTGATGCAGGCCTACGACTGGACGTCGAAGCTATATCAGATGAAGTCGAAGAAGAACCTCGCCGCCTTCCGCGCGTGGTTTACTGTGCCAGTAAACACCCCGGCCCAGAATGCCCTTCCGAACACCGCGCCGCCGAGCGACCCCAGCTGGAACACCCTACAAGAGGGCCAGTACGCTATCATCAAGGTCTACGCCGGCGGGGTGCTTGTGACTTGCCGGGAGCTGCGATATCCTCAGCAGCTGTTCCGGATCGAGAGCGGCTTCAAAGCCGAGACGTGGCAGTTTGAAATCCTGGGGCGTGTACCGATCAGCAACATTCAGGTCGGAACGTCGGTCAAAGCAATGGCGAAAATCTAATGGCAGCCGTAGGTCCAGTTTGTCACATCCCGCCGAAGACAACGTCGTTTGTCTTGACGCCGAAGGCTATCCAGGGCCTGCCGCCGCCGGCGCAGCCGACGATCGCGTCGCTGCAGTCGACGGTCAACCAGCTGCGCCAGTACATCAATCAGATGAACCAGAATTTCACTGAGATTATCAACAACATCAACAACCAAGCGCCGGGCCAAATCTCTTCGAACGCGAAGGGTGGCGGAACTTTCACGCAGGCTAGTCAGCAGCTCCAGACAGTCCGCGTTTTCCAGGGAAACGATCCGACTTCGCCAAATTATGTGGATGTGCAATACGTCACGAAACTCGTGATGGATAGCGACGAGCCGCAGGGCTCGTGGACTTATAACGCACCGCCCCCAACCCCGCCGAGTTCGTAATGGTCGATGGTCCGTACGGTACTGGCTTTTTAGGCCAGATTGTCAACGTGCATTTTGCGCCGGCGCTGTGGCTCGCGATCCAGTGCGGCGTCGCCGGCAACGGCACGGAGAACATTACGATCGCGCTTGGAAGTGGCCCGTCGTTCAACACTATCACGAACAGCGTCGGTTGGTCGAAGCCGGGCACTCTGCCGATCATCAAGCCCGACCCCATTATCTCTGGCTCCGGGAACACCCAGCTGTCCGGATACCTTATCGGCCGCGGGCTGCTGGTGGCGATCGGACCCAAGTTCCTGCCGTCTGGCACCCCGTTCACCATCCTCGCCAACTGCTCCAGCGGGCTTGACATGTTTGGCGACAGCGGCGCGGAAACCGTCGGTGTCAACCTCTTGGATGGCACCAAGGCGGTCCTTGCCGGGCAGGATGCGTTCAATAACCTCGTCACCGTGGACCCCGCGCAAGGCTTTCTATCAGGCGCCACGCGCACCACGAACGTGATCTCGGGCGGCTCGGTGCTTAGTTTCAATATCGACCCGGTTCACAAGACAGTTACAGGATCGGGTGGCGTCCCCGGGGCTTAACCGCTTTTTAACGGCGTCAAGGTACCCCGGGAGGACCATTTCAGGGGAAGAAATATGTCTGACGTCAGCACTTCCACCAATTCGTCGCAGGGTTCGAGTAGCTCCTCGCCGGTTCAAACACCCGAAAACGATATTAGCAATGCCGTCTCCGCGACCGCATCGAGCATGGCCTCCCAGCTCTATAGCTGGGCGCAGGGTGTTTACGCGCAGACCAGCGCTGTCACCAACGAAGCGGTAGGGAATTTCTTCACGGCCTCTAAGCAAATGATGGGCCTCTCGAACTCCATGATCGACCAGTACAACAACCTCTTCGCGCCAGAGAACGCGGAGCTGGTTGCCGATGCCAACAGCTATGCCTCGCCGGCGCGCATTGACGCCGACATGGGGATGGCCGGCGCCACCCAGGCTCAGGCTGGCGCGTCCGCGGAGCAGAACTCGATCTCTCAGCTCCAGCAGTTCGGTATCGACCCGTCCTCGGGCCGCTATGCTTCTTTGCTTAACGCCGACAACGTCCAGAACGCCGCGAATGTCGCGGGAGCCGAGAACACGCAGCAGCGCGCTGACGTCGCCACTGGACAACAGCTGCGCGCTGATGCCGTTCAAGTCGGCGCTCAACTGCCGTCGTCGATCGCGAACGTCACGAACACCAGCCTGCAAGCCTTGAACGGCGCGGAGAACGCTGAGCTGGGCAATGCCAACACCGGCAACTCGCTGATGAACACGCCGAACAACTACCTCAAGACGGCGGGCAACATCCTGCAGCCTATGCAGGCTTCGAAGTCGCAGAACACCAGCCAGGGCAACTCGAACAGCACCAAGACCGATGCGGGCAAGTCGCAGCCAAACCCCAGTGGGCAGGGCAATGGTGGTGGGCAGGGCAACGCCGGTGGGCAGGCCTGGGGCATGAACATGCCTGCCGGCGGCCCAACACTCACCCCCGTCAATCAGAACCAGAACCAGAACCAAGACAACGGTGATTACAATCTCGGCGACATGTATGGCCCCGACAGCATCGGCGGTGTGCTGCCTGAAGACTTCACCGGCGGTGACGGCTCGATGACCATCGGTCAGCCGGGCTCTGCCGACACGCCGATCCAGAACACCGACAGCAACCAGAATGGTGGCATCTCCGACCCGTTCCAAAACGGCGGCTTCGGCGACACCCTGCCGCAGGACAACAGCGGCTTCGGTGGGCAGAACCAGACCTTCACGGGCTCGAACGGCGCGCAGGACACGCCGTATGGCAACATCAACTACAACTCCAGCGCCAACGGTGCCAATGGCAACGCGGAGGGCGGCGGTGGCGGCTCCTGGGGTGATGGCAGTGCATTCGGTACCCCGGGCTCGTTCGGTGACACCACCGGCTCGCTCGGCGGCAGCGATAGCGGGACCTTCGGCAATGCGCCGACCCCGCCGCCGTCCCAGGACAGCGGACAGTCCCCGTATGCCGGGGGTGATATGGGCGACACCGGCGATAGCACCTATACCCCGCCCTCGTCGACTGGCGACAGCAGCGAGAGCTGGACGCCGAACGACGATACCGACACCTCGACCACGAGCCCTGAGGATCAGGCACAAGATGATGCGCAGGACAGTGGCGACGATAGCGGCGGCGATTACGCGCGCGGCGGCCCGGTCATGGGCATCCCGCGGCATGTCATCCCGCACCTGAACAACCACATGCGCAAACACGGTCAGCGCCGTCTGCAAATGGCTTCTGGCGGGCAGGTCCCGGCAGCTGCCTCACCCTCGCGCGGGGCTGTGACGGATGATATCCCGGCGCACGTCAATGCCAACGAGTTCGTGATCCCGCAGGACGTCGCGCTGTGGAAGGGCCAGGAGTTCTTCCAGAACCTGATCACCCAGTCCCGACAGAAGCGGATGATGGCGCCGGCGGCTGCTCAAAAGGCCCCGAAAGCCCAACCGACGGCAGGAGCACGATAATGGCTGGCCAATCATTCGCTAATGACGGCGCCTGGGGTGCCGGTACCGATGAAGTGGGCAACGCGACGACCGGTGCGGTAAGCACTGGCGGGACCGATAGCGTGCCCGGGGGTTCGGCCGGTACGACCGATGCCAACCAGAGCGATTTGACAGGGGCAGCTGCTCTTGCCGAAAACACCGACGCAACCAGCGGCATCACCAATGCCGACGACGCCTATGGCGGCACGTTCTCGAACGGCCCCGGTGGCGCGACCTGGGACCCGACTTCGCAGGCGGCCGGCGTTGCCCAGCGCAGCGCTGATGCAGCCAACCCGAGTTTCATGTCAGCCGATGGCGGCGGCGCGTATTTCGACGAGGGTGGCCCCGTCGATGGCGATCCCGACGATCCCAATTCACAAGCCGCGCAGGACCCGATGACTGCCGTGATCCAGAAGTCGCTGGGCTCGGTCGATCAGGTGCTGCAGGGCATGTATAGCCAGTATGGGCTAGGAGGCGGTAAATCTTCTAGCAACGGCGTTCCCGACGACCAGCAGGATGCGGCGAATATGCCGACCGTCCCGGCATCACAGAGCAACAGCGGCGTCGCACCACAGCAGCCGGCGCCGGGCGCGCTCCCGCCGACTTCCAATCCCTTCGGGACCCGGAAGATGGCGGCCAACCCGAGCGACATGCCGGGCCCGAATGGCGGCAGCTGGAGCGGGCCGACGTCCAACCGGCCCGCTCAAGGCACGATCAAGCCGATCACGCCGGCGCCGGGCACATGGAAGTTGCCCGCGCGCGCAGACGCCGGCGGTATCCCAGATGACGATGAAGGAGCAGCCTAATGTCCATGGGCATTGACGACGACAGCTACGATCCGTCCCAGGACCCCAACGGCGCCGGGCAGTCTCAGCCTGCGCCGCAAGGCTCAACTGCGCCTCAGCCGGACCCCAGCTCCATGCCGGGCTTCCAAGCCCAGGGCAACACCACCCCGAACGACAACTCGGGTGCAGCTCCTGTCATGGGCATCCCCGATGACAACTCTGGCGGTGCGCCGGTTACGCCGACCCCGCCGCAAGACAACACCAATCAGGCTGTCACCGGCCTGAACCAGATGGGTGCCAATCAGGAAGCCAACGCCGGCGGCCAGCCCCAGGCTGCCCCCGTCGATCCCGTGCAGAACCGCGCACCAGATCAAAGCACTGGCCCGCGCGGGCCGGCCAAACTCATTGCTTCCATGCTGATGGGTGATGGCGCTGCACCTTTGCAGACCCTCCTCGCCACGCAGAAGTCGGTCGACCCCAGCAACAGCCAGCCCCAGGGCAATCAAAATTTGATGGCGATCGATGCTGCCTTTTCCAAGGGTGGACTGAAGGAGGCGATGCCGCTCCTGCAGGCCAACCGTGTCGCGTTCAACGCCAAGCAGGCGTTCGCTTACACCGCGCTGCAAGGCATCCCGGGCAAAGGCCCCGATCTCAATGCTGCGATCAACGCGGCGAACGACGCTGAGCAGCATGTGCTAGATGGCTCGGTCGTGAAGTTCTCGCACGCCGGCAACGGCAAAATTACTGCTACAGTAAGTTCGTCACTGCCGGGTATGGACACCACCGTCCCACTTACGGTAGACCAGTTCCGTCAGTATCTCGACGTCGGCAAGGATGGCCAATGGGACAAACTGCAGAGCGAAACAGTGCCGGGCGTGCTCCAACGGCTCGCGAAATCGCAGAGTTCGAGCGGCGATGCATTCGGGCCATCACCGACGCTTGGGCAGGACAGTATGTCCAATTCGAAATCGAGCGACCGGATGACCGCGCCCTCGAGCGACGATGGCGCCAGCGCTGGCGGCCGCCCCGCAGCTAAACGGACAGGACAGGACAGCGAGTATTCGCAGCCTCATGCCCAGAGCCTTGATGCGTTCCCCGGCCCGAATGCTACGCGCTTCGCCGGCAACTCGAAAGCTGACGATGCTATCGATGCCGATCGCCGCAAGCGCGGGCTCTATCCGGGAGATCAAGAAGACAAGAGCGGGATGCACGATAGCCACGGCCATTGGGTTGGTCCGAAGGCGTCCGCGGACCCGAACGGCTACGGCGAGCAGCTAGAAGCACGCTCCCGTGCGATCTTCCCTGACGTCGGCCATGAAGCCGAGCGGCAGCAGTGGATGGCTGCACAGAGCGGCGAAGGGGAAAAACTCAAGAACAACATCGACGTTGCCACTGAAAAAGGCCGCGTGCTGAACGAACGCGCCCAGACGACTGGTTCCTACAAAGTCGAGCAGGAAGGCGTGAAGCAGGCTGGTGGCAATACCATCCAGCAAACCAAGAACCAAGGCGCCCAGGGTGTCGCGGACACGCGCGCCGGCGCCTATGAACATGCCTCTGACAACAAACTCGAGGGTACGAAGGACACCAATCAGAGCCGCAGCGGCGACGTGAAATACAAGACCGACGCTCGCAGCAACGACGTGAACAACACCAACAACGCCCGCAGCGGTGACGTGCGCTACAAGTCCGACAACCAGCTGGAAGGCACCAAGTATGGTGCTGATACCCGCGAGAAGGGCGTCGAGTACAAAGCTGACACTGGGCTCGAGGGCACCGAATACAATGCCGACAGCCGCAACGACAGCTCCAAGTATGGGAGCGATCAGCGCCGCGCGACCGCGGGCGATGCCGCTACTGCGAAGGCCGCTCAGGCCGGACAGAAGGCTCAAGCGGAGATCGACCGACAGGCGCGGATCACCGGCGACAACTCCGATCGCAACCAAGCCACCTACTGGCGCAACCGTGCGGCTGACGTCAACAACCCGATGACCCAGCAGGAGCTATCTCAGCAAAACGAATTTTTAGCACATTTGCGACAGAAGTCGGGTATCGGCAGCGGTCAAGGAGCCGCGCGTACGCAGGCGCCCAGTGTTCAATCTAGTGCTCCTGCTCCGCAGCCAAATCACGATGCCGCTGTGAAGTGGGCACGAGCTAATCCTCAGGACCCGCGATCGGCGCGGATTTTGCAGGCGAACGGGCAGTAAAATGGCGGACTTCGATCCGGACGAGTATCTCAGTCAGGTCGAACCAGCAGAACCATCGGACGACAGCGCCCCGCCGCAACAGGCTCAGGGCGACTTCGATCCCGATGCGTATCTTGCGGGACTGCCCGCTGACGACAATCCGCAAGCGCCCCCGCCAGCCCCGGAAGGCATGGTCAAGACTGCAGCTCGTCGTGCCGTAGGGCGCGCCGGCGGTGTCATGGGCGGCCTCGTCGGCATGGGTATGGGTGCAGCTGAAGGTGCGGGTGCTGGCTTGCCCGGTATCGTCGTCGGCGGTTTGATCGGCATGGGCATCGGCGCCTATGGCGGCCAGGGCATTGAAGACGAGGCCAAAGAAGGCCTCGGTCTTGACGACAGCACCCAACAAGCTATCAATGCTGAGGCCAACCCGTGGACGTCTAACCTTACCGACGCTGCTCTGAACATCGCCGGTATGGGACCTGCTGCGGGCGCTGGCGTGGCCGTGCGCGCCGGTAGTGCGGCTCTCGGCGGTGTGTTGGAAGCCGGTGAAGAGGCAGCGTCTGGTGAAGACTTCAGCCCGACCAAGATCGCGCTTCAAGCGGCGACCAACGCCGTCTTCCCAGGCGTTAACAAGCTGGGTCAGAAGTTTGTTGGTGCCGGCGAACGTGCAAGTGCGCGCCTGGGCACTGTGCCGGGACGCCCGAACCAAGCACCCAATCCGGCCGCGGCCCAAGCGCACGCCGATGTGGGCGACACTTCAACCCAGACCGCGGTGGGCGACAGTTCTACTGCTGAGGAGCCTCCTGTCCGTACCGCTGAGACGATCGGCACCCCGCTCAGCCGGCCTACGAACTCGCAAGGTGAAGAGGCCACAGGCAAGGGCGGTGACAGCTCGTATATAAAAACGTCTCCATCTCAGGTCGATGGGGATACTGATATGTTGACAACTGGCGATATGCCGCCAGACTGGGCGGCGGCGCTCGCGCCTGATCAAGTCGAAGTCCCCGGAATGCCGCGGCCCGAACCGCAGCAAACTAGTGCGCCTGAACAGCCACAAACTAGTGCACCTGAACCCACGCCACAGGCAGAACCCAATGCGCAGAGTGCTCCACAACCAGCGCCAGAGCCCAAGCCAGCCGAAGCTGCGGCTCCAGCGCAGCCTGCGTTCGATCCGGACCAGTATCTGGCACAGCTCAAGCAACCCGTGGATGCCGGGTTCCCCAGGGTGGGCGAGCCTCTCGACCCGGGCGCAGGGGGTGATGGTAGCCCACGAGTTAGCCCGAATGGACGCAGACCTACTCTTACGCTTAAGTCAAATGCCCAAGAAGGTGCAGCGCCTGTCCGGAACGCTGCTCCGCGTGTCGATGAACCTGTAAGCACCAAGACCGGCAAAGCTGAACCGAACCCGAGCGATGCCCAGGTCGAGGCTGGCAACTATCAGAAGGCGCATGAGCGCGTGCTTGGGCGCGACGTCTCCTATGAAACCGAGAAGGGCGGCACCCGGCGCAGCAAGCCGGGCGAGCCACCGTGGGAAACCAACGACTTCCCGGCGGACTACGGCCATGTGCTCGGGGTGAAGGGCGCGGACGGCGACAACCTTGACCTGTTCAACCTTCGTAACGGCGACAAGCATTACGTTATCGACCAGCGCAACCCGGAGACGGGCAAGTTCGATGAGCACAAGATCATGGCGAACGCGCGTGATCTCAACGATGCGCGTGACGCCTACACCAAGAGTTTCTCCGACGGCAGCGGCGTGTCGCGTATTCATGATATTACGCCGGCGACCGAGGGTGATCTGAAGGCGTGGATGGCGCTCGGCAACAAGAAGAAGCCCTACAGCAAGGTCCCATTCCCCCAGGCGGTGAAGCAGCCGAAGGTCGTTACTGCGGCAGTAGAAAAGCTGAAGGCGGCTGGTCAGCATGAGATCGCCGCCAAGATCATGGAGCTGCCGGAAGCCGCGCGGGTGATTGCCGCGAACAAGGCTGCGCGCGCTCTCATCAACAAGACTGGTGAGTTGAAGACCGGCGAGATCAAGAACATCCGCGTCCGCCAGCCAGCTGAGAGTGTGCCGGGTACCGACGTGCAGTCCAAGGGCCCGCGGGATGCCGCGCGCAAGTCCGGCGAGCTGAACGCACTTCGCGAAGTGTTCGACAGGCATACCCCTGTCAAGGACGAGGCCGACGCCGACACGATCGCGCGCGCCAAGGCCCTCGCCGAGGAGGCCAAGACCACCGGGCGTTATCCATTCGACATGCGCAAGAAGCAGGAGCCGGCGATGCTGGTTCGTGCCGCGCGAACACTGGCCAAGGACAAGGACGTCTCCGCGTTCCGCGCCACTGAACAACTCCTCCGATCGGATGACCCGGCAGCGCACGAGACTGTGCGGCAGCAGCAGGCTGAGGCCAGTATCGGCCGCTCCCACCGCGCCGGCGACGAGGCTACCGATCGCGGCGAAGCGGCGATCGCTGAGCGCAACGCGGGCGTAAACACCGAAGAAGACGAGATGCATGATCGCATCGAGAGTAAACGCAATATTGAGAAGGCGTCTGATATCGACGATGACCTGAAGAAGACCCTCGACATGGACAAGCCGGCGGACCGCAAGGAGCTGGCCGCGCTGTTCAACAAGAAGGCCGAGCAGCAAGTCCCTGAGTGGAAGAAGGTGCGCGATGCCAAGCAGAAAGAGATCGCGGATCGGACGGCTGAGCTACTGGCTGCTCGCAAAGCTAAGGCTGGCGAGAGCGTTGATACACCTGTTCGTAAAATCAAGCTGAAGGACGGCACCGAAGTCACCCCCGAGGAGTTCGCCAAGATCGGCGAGGACAAGCCCCCTGTCACTCCCAAGGAGCGCTATCAGGACGCCGCTGCCAAGTTCCTGGGCGACGAGAGCGCCTCCATGAACCCGAAGCAGATTTATGCCGACGCCAAGAAATTCCTGAAGAACACTGACAAGTGGCTCGAGGACCACCTCCGCACACCACACCAGCGCACGGGCCCCGAGACGTGGATGCCGCGCCGGCTGGTTGATCCGAAGGACAAATATTACAACGAGCTGAGCGACACGCTCTATGGTCGACACACCGAGCAGAAGGATCACGAAATCCAGCTGCTGAAGCACCTTGAGCAAATCTACAAGGATCAGGGCGGCCAGAAGACGATCCTCCAGAAACTTCGTGCCGCGTTCGACGGTCGCAATCCCAAAGTGAAGGCGATGAACGACCAGCAGGAGCGTATCTATCTGGCGCGTGAAGCGAACAAAATTCACACCTTGTCCCCCGAAGACCTCAAGGCCTATCAAGACCAGCTGGAGGGTGGCTTCCAGCAGAACGATGCCGTCAAGGCGTGGATCGATGCGCTCGACCCAAATAAGCTGGGGCCGAGCGTGCGCAACCACGTCTATCGGCTGGCCCGCGGTCCCTATGACCCGCTCAATCCGAGCGGCAAGCGCAGCATCTTCTCCGACCCGATCGGCGGCGTGAACAAGCGCCGGCTCGCCGGCAAGGCGCCGGGCACCGGCATGGATCGTACCTTCGTGGCGTTCGAGCACCCCAACGGTGCGCGCCTCGTGATCGCTCCTGAAGAGGGCAAGGGCTACACGCTCTGGGACAAGGGCACTCCGATCAAGGTCGCGGACCCGACATTCAAGTTCGAGGATGGCAAGCAGGTCGACCTGGGTGGCCACAAATGGACCATGACCGATGCGCTGACCCCGGAGATCGAGACTAACGCCAAGGGCAGCGACGGCAAATTCATGAAGTATTATAAGAACGCCGCCGTCTCGATGGCGATGGCGAACGCGCAGCTGACCGAGACGATGCGCGGCATGCAGATGCTGCGCGATATCACTGAGGACCCGCGCTTCAAGGCCGAGAGCACCACCAACCCGAAGGACCAGCGCGTGCTGGATGGCGAGTTCGTGCGCAACCTGCTGCCCGAGACTGAGCACATCTTCACCTCCAAGCGGATCGCGCATATTCTTGACGACTATGCCGCCCCCGGCTTCTCGGAAGAGACGTTCGAGAAGGGCCGCAACATCGGCCGGGCGCTGCTGCAGACGCTGTTCTGGAACCCGATGATCCATCCTCAGAACATCGGCGCCCACTTCTATGCCGGCCGCGGCTGGGACAACTTCACTCCCAAGGGACTTCACATGCTGGTGAAGCACACCGGCATGGCCATTGCCGACACGATCCATCCCGGTCCCCTAACCCGTGAACTTCTGAACCACAATGCCGCGCTGATGTACACCAACGTGGCCACTGAAGACATGACAGAGAAGGTGCTCGGCAAGTTTGGCGAGTACATGGACCAGAACAAGCCGGCCTGGGACCAGATCGCCAAACGCATGGGCGTGGAGGCGAAGGATATCGGCAAAGCAGTGGTGAAGGCATCGCGTCACATCACCTGGGCCTCCAACGACGTGTTCTATAAATCTCTCTACCTTGACAACCGGGCGAAGGGTATGGACCCGCAGCACGCTGTCAACGCCACCGAGAAGGATATCCCGAATTACCGCGTGCAGCATGAGCTGTTCGGCAGTCGCGCGCTGTCGAAATTCCAGCAGGACACCCTTGCATCCGGGTTCGGCCGTTATCACACCGGCATGATGAACGCCTTCGGCAACATTGCCGATGGGCTAGTTCACGGTGACAAGACCGAGAAGCTGGAAGCGATGGGCAAGATCGTCGCGCTCGGCGTGCTCGGCATGATCATCAAGCCTTATCTGGACGAGAAGGCGAAATACATCACGGGCAATCGCCATGCCGAGATGATGCCCCGCGGGCCGCTGACCCCGATCAACGAGCTGGGCAAGGCGCTCACCGGCAAGGCTGACATCATGGCGCCGGTTCGCTCCGTAGTCTCGCTGTCGCCGTTCCTCGCAGCGATGGATGAGTTTTACAAAAATAAGGACTTCGGTGGTCGTAACATCGTCGAGCCGGGCGACGTCGCCTTGGCCGCCAAGGGCTCGATGCCCGCTGCCGCGCGCGCCGCTACGCAAGCCGGGATGAATGCCGCCCGATCGGCCTTCCAGCCACTCAACCAGAGCGTTAATGCGATCCGGAACCCCCACGGCGGGCTAGGGGTGGGCCTGCGCGATCAACTTCTCGGCATCAGGAACCCGACCCCCAAGGCCGGCAAATGGGAGGACGGCGCCGAGAAAAAGGCAATCCAAACAGCAGCTTCCAGGGCCCGCGGCGGCGGTCACGATTTCGTCGAAAACTGGTTGACTAAAACCTTCGGATTTAGGTAATTCTTAAGCCGCAAGGGCTTTTACTGCCACAGTATCAAAAGGAGCGTTCCATGGCTGACTACATCAAAGGCGAAAAACCGAAAGACCTCGACGCGGCCAAGGGCGGCCTCGTGCTCGAGCGCCTGCGCAGCTTCGCGAAGGACCCCGACGAATATCATCCGATGGGCACTGGCCTCTCTGGTCCGGAGAACGCGCAGGAGTACGACAAGGGTGGCAAGAAGGGCAAACGCGAGGGTGACACCAAGTCTCTGCCAATGTCCAAGGTGAAGAAAAAAGATGCTTCAGCTCTGTGATCATTCGTCCCCAGGCTGCTTGCCTGAGTTCTTGTGTCGTCTTTGCCATCCGGAGTTGACCCGTGTCCCAGGCTGCACCTGCCACTACCTACCGACGAAATTCGATGGGCGACCGGTCCCGGTCCTCGTCCAGTGTCAAGCGTGCAATCCAACGCCGGCTCTGCGAGCGTGACTGGCACCTTGACGAAGAAGAACATGAGAACCCCGACTGGCTGGTAGGGGCCAACTGAGATGAAAAAGCGGCCAGACATACAGATCGATGACAACGAGTGGTGCACGATCGAGTGGAAAGGACAACGGGAGAAATGCTGCGGCTGCGGTCTTAAGCACAGGGTGGACTATCGTGTGCACGACGGCAAGTTGCAGTTCAAAGCCGTTCAGGTGCTTCGATGATGAAATGGATCGCCCCCGGGCTCCTAGTATTCGCCTGCTTCACCTCGCCCAGTGCCAACAACTGGGCCATCTGGATCGACAAGCAGCAGATCGTCTCAGTGCAGCACGCTGTAGGCTGCACCGAAGCGGCCGGCTCCCAGCTGATCACCACCAACGGCACGGTGTGCGTCGTCGAGACGCCGAAGCAAGTGCTCAAAATCCTGAATGACCTGAAAGATTAACGCGCCGTCATCCACAGCCCGACGTTCGCGAGGGCGTAGGCGGCGAAGGTGACGGACATACCCCACTTCTCTTCACACGCGAAGAGGACGGCAGCGGCAGCATACTGCACCCCAACCCCAATGATCAGCCACTGGACGATCACCGCTGGTTCCTCCGCAGGGAGTTGCGCACAGCGTCTTGGAAGTCAGCATAGCCCTCGGCCGAGAAGCCGCGGTTAATCGTGATGCTGATGCCGCCCACCGCATCGGCGATCTGGATCAGCACTTCATCCCATGTCAGATTTTCACCTTTGATGATCTCGTTGGCCTTGCGGATAGCCGCGAGCGCCTCGCCGTCCGAGCTGGACTGCGTGAGCGATAAGACTTTGGCCAGTCGTTCACGATCAAGCGGCATTTTTCAGTTCCTCTTCGAAGCCCATGTCCTCGGGTAGCTGTTCGGTAGGCCTGCCGGCCATTGCTGCGGCAGTAAGCCGCTCGCGGTCTGGCAATGGCGTGAATGCCAGCATCATCTCCCAGAGCGGGGTGTCGTAGCCGATGGTCAGAACATGGCAGTTCTCACGGCCGCTGTCGACGATCGTCCCAGAACCGATCTTAATCATCCGCGTCTGGATGTGATACATATCGTCGATTTTCTTCATCACCGCGGTCGAGTTGAGTTTGTGCGCTTTCAGGAATTTCTTGAATGATTGCTCAGCGATGATCAGGGCGTTGTTGTCCTCGGCGAACCTGAACTCGAACCCGCCCTGGGTGTTGCGTTGCCCGTCGATGCCGTGGCGCACGAGCACTGGCTTGGCTGGTCGACCTTTGGTGTAGTTCATGTAGTTCGTCCACAGCCCATGACCGCCAGCTTGCATCTCCTTCAGCCAGCGGGTGAGCGCATCCTCGGAGTTGTCCACCGATCCGCCCTTGGCGTAGGCATCGCGTTTGGCCTTGTTGTCGTGGTAGACGCCGATCAGGAACCGCTCGATATCGACTGGATCGACGTCCACTCCCAAGGTCTTGGCTTCCTGTGCAGCGATCGTGAGGGTGGCGATCGTGGCCAACCAGTAGCGTTCGGTCTGGCCCTTGCCGGGGCCACCGCAAAGGAACGTCTCCAGCTCGTTGGACTTGTCCAGCAGCTGCTGCTCGATACGCTTATGGTTCATCGCCAAGTGCTTGGCGTAGACCAGCCCCATGTGGCCGTAGTTATTGGAGAGTTTGTTGACCCGCGCCTCGGCATCGGCATTGAAAATATTCCCCACGCCGTCGGTGAGCGTCTTCAGATCACCGTACTCGAGCACGCGCATCACCATCGCCACCGTGTTCTCGTCCTCGTCGCGCAGGAACTCCACAAGACTGCGGTTGGCGGTATACATCATCATGAGCTGGTACTCGCCGCTCTCCTGCATGCGCTGGCCGTCGAGCATGCGGGACTTCTCGGTGCCGCTGTCGATCTCCTGCATCATGGTGTTGAATTTCTGCAGGGTCTTTTCGCCCTTCTGTTCGTCCCAGTAGGCTGGGAGATGGCGGGTGGTCTTGAGCCGGCTACCGATGCTGTTCTCGGTGCCGCGCTGCCCGATCTTGGTGTTCTTTGGGTGGCCCCACACGGCGGCACCGACGCTCGATGTGGTGGTCTTGCCGGCTCCGCTGTCGGTGCCATGGGCCGCGAGCACCGCGGTGTTCTTCCCGTTGACGCTTATGAGCGGAGAGGCGAAGGCCATGAGCAAGATGCAGTTCAGCTCTTGGCGCTTGCGATCGGTGACGGTCTTGCACGCGATCCACCATGGCTCTGGCTTGCCGGTGGCGCCGTACATTTTCTTGATCGTGATATCCGGGACGCTGGAGCGCTGCTCGGTGCCGTCATCCTTGAAGAGGGTGCCGCCGAACGCGAACCCGCGCCGATCTCCATCTTCGAAGAACCATCCGAATGGGACACTCTGTTGTGCCGATGCGAGTTCACGTAGTTTGCCGATGACGCTCAAGAAGAAGTCCTTTACAAACATAGGAGGGCAACCTGGGGCAATCAACACGCGCTTGCGCAGCAAGATACTCGATAGGTTCAACGAACCAATATCCCCCATGTCGAGCGATACGTCGTCGGCGAAGCCCTTGTCAAGCGTGACGTTGAAAACGATTTGCTCTCCCGGGTTTTTTTGGAGGCTGAAGTTGGAGAGCACAGCGTCGAAAATGATGATTTTCTTGATCGTTGGCGCGTCACCTTCTTTTTTACCCTCTTTGGTGGTGACGCGGACGATGCGGTTCTTCTCGTCATATTCGAATGGGAATGGCAGCGGGATCAGCGTCTGCCCGGTCGGCATTACTGTGGCAGCAATCTTCGGCCTTATATTGAGCGGTGACTTCCCGTCCTTGAACAGCGGGCACGACGTGCACACCGGGCTGCCAAGGCTGTTAAACGTGGCACACTTGGGATATCCAAACTTGCTGTTACGTCTTTCATCCATTTTGCGATCGAAGAACGCCTGTGCGTCATCCGGGGTGTAGTCCGCGTGTTTGTCCGATATTTGGTGCGCGATTTCATTGCCGCCCTCCATGAACGTGGTGCCCGCGATTAGCGCGTTCCACATTGGTTGCGATTGCCCGGCACCGCCTGATGCCAGCGTGTCACGGTATAGCTTGCAGCCTCCCTTGGTTTGATCTCGGAAGATGGGACGGGGGTCAACCAGATGGCCCCCGATCTGGAGCCCGTCCGCCAGTGTTTCCTTGAGCCCTTTCAAGCTGTCGAACTCGGCGGCCGGGCCCGCACGAAAAAGTGATGGGTCAACGCCGTCCGCGAACAACGTCTTGGGCGCCGCAGTGGCGCGCGCCGGCGTGGCGCTGTCGGTGTACTGCTTCAAAACCCCGAGCTGCGCCTCAAAATCGTATAGCTTCAGCGGGAGCGCGCCGAGCGTGGTCGGGCGCGGGGGGTTGGTCTTGTAATTGAGCGTGCCCGGCATGCGGAGGATGCGGACGATATCGGCGGTGCAGGAGACGTCGAACTTGATGCCCCGGGCAATCAATCTGTTCTTGAGCCCGGTGGCGAATGGGCGCCACTCGTCTGGGGTCAGGGCTTTATCGCTGATCCAGTAGACGTGAGCGCCGCCGCCCGAGCCCACGATCGCGCTGGGGGATGGGATACCCTCGTCCTTGGCGAACTGGAAGATTGCCTTGATGCCGTCCTGTGGGGTGGCGTATTTATTGGGGTCGTTGGGGTCGACGTCAAGATCGACGAAGATCGACTTGCTGGACACTGTCGTCGCGGTGTCGCGCTTCAGGTAGGTCTTATTGTGCTTGGCGTCGGTGATCAACTGGCCCTGCTGCGACGTGCAGAACCACATGTCGCGGTTCCACTGCGTGTTGTTCAGCTGCTGGTGCACCTGCACCACCATGTCCGCGGCAGAGGCGAACGGCTTGGCCCGGCCGACGCTCAGCTTCTGACCCAGCGTCCAGCCCTTGCCTGGGAAGCTGGATATTAAGCCGCAACGGCCGGGGTCATTTGGCCCCGGCCATGGTAGCACTGCGGCCAAGAAGGCCTCGATATCGATCCAGTTAGCCACTTCGCCATCCCTTACTTAGGGAGGATACCTGCAATTCGGGCGTCGAGTTCGTCGTCGCCTTCTTCAGTGTCCCCGACGTCGGCGGTCGTGTTTGCCGACAAAACTGTCGATGCGGGGGCAGTTGCGTCCCCGAACCCAGTGTCAATGGCACCAGCCGGTGCAGCGGCGGTCGTGGATGCGGCCATGCTTACTGCCGCAGTATCGCCACCCACGTCCCCGAAGCCCATGTCTTGAGGCCCGGCAGGGGCCGCAGCCTTGGCAACGAGCGCGGCCTGAGCGGCGGCGGCGGCGACGGCGACGGCCTTCTGCGCGTCAACAAGGTCCTGAGCAGCCTTGGCGGCCGCGGCAGCGAGTGCCGGGTCGGGGGCAGCGCCTTGGTTGACGAACGTGGTGTGCTGGACCTGCGCAGCCGGCTTCGGCCGTGCGCGCCCAGTGTCGTTCTCACCGGTAATCCGGTAGGACGTCGGGTCGTCCCGCAGCGGCATCACCAGGGCAGCTTCCCGGCCCGCGAGGGGCTGGAGGGCGCTGAACTTCATCTGCGGGTGGGGCTTGGTGGGGTCGAACCCGATCCGCGTGATGTAGGTCGAGAAGTGGAAGCCCTGCGCCGTCATGCCCTCGCCCAGCAGGGCAAGATCATTAAGGGACGCTGCGGGAACGCGCAGGAACACCGGCTCCATCAGAGCGGCGCCCAGCAGGTCCTTGGTCAGCTTCGGCACGATCAGCACGGCGAGGCGCTTGTAGTCGGCGCACTCCCGGGTCTTGCGTCCCTCGGCGTTCACCTTGAACACGTTCCTCGGGCAGATCGCGCACGAGGCCGCCTGCGGGGCAGCAATGTCGGCATCGGGGGTGATGCCATCGAGAGCCGCGCAGATCGGCCGGGTGCCGATGTTGCCGTCCGAGTAGGTGCCGGGCGGATAGTAGGACTTCGACTTGGCGGGCATCTGGCGCAGCACGATGACGTCGAGGAACGCCGCCGGCGAGCCATCGTCCTGTCGGACGAAGTTGTAGGTCTGTCCGCGGAGACGCAGCGACCAGACTTTACCTTTGTACCCGACGATGCCGTAGCTAGAGCCGATACCATCGGAGAGGCTCTCCTGATGGGGATCGAGACCGGCGAACTCAGTGGCTGGGGCCAGCCCTTTGAACGCGGCAATGTTCATCATATCAGTTCCGGGAGAAGACATGGTTGGTGGTCCTTATTTGCCGGGTGCTCGTCGCACGCCAACGGTTGCAATGGAAGAGAGCGAAACACCGGGGGGTAGGGTGTTGTGCTCGGTGACGTAATCCTTCACCGCAGTGACGTTCGCCTTGCGGTCAAGCAGATCGAAAAGGTTGTTTGCGATGATAAAGTCCATGAACGCCTTGGGGTCTGCGAGCGATGCCGTGTAGCGGGTCGACGTGTAGCACGTCCCTTCCGCTGTCTTGATACTCTCTGCGCCAGTGGCAGTCAACGCAGTCTGTAGCTTTCCAGTTAAGATTTCGATTATGTTCTTAGCATCCGCCAGCTCTGCCTTGTGACGGTCCTCAACCACCTTAATTTGGTCGCGGACAGCCACGTACTGGTTGATCCATTTCTCCACCTTGCTTGGGCTGGTGGGTGCGGTTTCCGACATTTTAGTCCTCCTGTTGGGTGTGCCGCGTCGGGCACTATGCTGCTATTTGCTGTTCAGTAGCCTCGCTCAGCAGCCCTAGCAAGGTGTCCTGTACCTTCTGCTTCCTCATGAGCATCGAGTAAATCTTCCGCTCCACCTGGGTGGACTGCAGATGCGTCACTCGCTGCTTAAACTTCTGGCCTACCCGCGTGATGCGCGCGTTCGCCTGCTCGTAGATGTCAAGGCTCGTGATAGGTTGATACCAAATGATATGGTCGGACGCCGTGAGCGTGAGCCCGTGAGCCACACATTCAGGATGCGCCAGCAGAACTTTGTACTTGGTCGTGTTCTGGAAGAGATTGAATATCTCAGATCGCCCAGAGACACTGCCGTGGACAACCGCATGCTCAATTCCAGCGGCATCCAGCACTTCGCTAAGCCCCTCGATGGTATGCCGGTACGGGACATAGACGATCACCTTTCTTTCGTTCTCGTTAATTAGGTCGATCAACACATCGTGACGGGGCATCGGATCAGCCGGCTTGAACACCTTGATCGAGCCCATTGGCTTGGCATAGACCCAGCCGCCCGACACCTGCAGCAGCTTGCCCATGGCGACCGCGGCGTTCTGTGCCGTAATCTGGTTGATGCCGATCTCGGCGACAAACTCTTTCGCCAGCTTCTGGTAAGTGGCGGCCTGCAGCGGCGTCAGGGGAACGTCCACGGCGCGCATGATCGTCTCGGGCAGCTCCACCACGTCGGCCAGATCGAACCGGACATTGGGCTGCAGCATCGCCATCGCGCGCTCAATCGCCTCAGGCCGCGGGCGCCAGAGGAAATTGTTCACCTTAGTCATCAAGAGTTCTTGGGCTTGTCGGAAGTATTTCGGAGATGTGCTCGGTGTGACCACCTTACTGATACCCCAAACGTCTGTAGGCTCATTCGGCATCGGACGACCGGTGAGCCCCCAGACAATCTTAAAACGGATACAGAATTTTCGCATATCTTTTGAACGCTCCGAATTGTTTCGGTAGACAGCGACCTCGTCAAGACAGAGAACGTCAATGTCTGTTCGCTGAGAAAGTTCGGATTGCACGGTACGTAGGCCATCGTGATTAATGACGTATATGTCCGCATCTTCCGCGAGCAGTTCGAGCCGCCTTTTCTTCGAGCCATGCAACACTACTACCTTTCTATGCGGCAGCGTCGCAAATGCTTCGCTCTGCCAGACGAACTTGAGGGTCGAGAGCGTGGCCACCACCAGCATCTTGCCACAGTGACCTTCCTTGTTGAGATAGTCCCATGCCCAGAGCGTGGCCTTGGTCTTGCCGGTGCCCATTGAATTTAGCACATAGCTCCGCTCGTGCGTGGTCATCATGTCGACGGTGTGCTGCTGCACGCTGAACGGCTTGACCTCGCCGAAGTCGTAGTAGGAGAGCATCGGGTTGCGCACCTTGTAGCCCAGATGGCGCAGCATGATCGTCTCGCGAAGACCGTGCGGGATCAGCAGCTCAGTCTGGCTGAGCAGCGTGGCGTTCGGGAACATGTTCTGCGTCTCGCCGGTGACTGGGGCGATCAGCATCTGGTGCTTGGTGCTAACTCGGACTTTCATCATCGTGATCCTATCTTGTATTTAGCCTTGATCATATGGCAGTCGGGGCCGGCGAGTGTCGCTCCCACGCGACAAAACGGGCACTCCATCGTATCACCGTGCTCAACAGCCCAGTAGCGCTCGCAGTTTATGCAGCGCGTCATCGTGTCATCGAACCGCGCCTGCAGGTACCGCTTGGCGTCCTCTTCGTCATCGAACCCCATGGGTTCGCAGACGAGAGTGGCTTTCGGCTTCGGTAAGTGGTCGTCGTAGACGTCCTCCCAGAAGTCATCAGCGGTATAGACGTCCTCGGGTCGTTTGATAGCCATAGATCAAGTCCTGTGAAATGCGTTGGATGGCATAGGCTTCCTGCTCGCACGCTGGCTTGTCCTCACCCACGCACTTCTTCATGTAGCGCCAGACGTGGACGGCTTCGTGGATCAGCAGCCCCACGACGATCGAGGCGCCTTTCTTGTGAATGTCGGGGGAGATTGCCACCAACGAGCAGTCATCGTGCCCGGGCCAGTTCTTCAGTCCCAGGTGCCGCGCGCTGGCGCACTTGAACTCGGGGTAGGCGATCGTGCCCTTCCCCTGCGTGATCGTCTTGACGGCGGCGCGCCACGCGGCTTCGTCGGGGACAAAGGCGTAGCTGTACGGGAACGCATGCCGATCGATGAACCAGATTGGCTTCATTTTACTGCCGCAGCAATTGGTTGATGGTGGACACGCGGTTCTGGGACAGCGTGTCCTTGGGGTGGCGCTCGAGGTGCGCCATGATGCCAGCCAGTTGCCGGTTGAGGCGCTTGGCCAGCGAGCTGTTGGCGCAGGTGTTGTTCACCTTGCCCTTGGTCTTGCGTGGTGGGTTCACTTTGTCGGTCATTTAGTGTCGTCCTTTGATCAGTAAGGCTACGGTGGCAATCATCATATCGCAACTCTCCTGACTGTCGACCACGAAGGTGATGCCGCCAGCCGTCTGTATCATTTTCATGTTCCCCGCTTGCATCGGGGTCGGTTTTTTTCCGGGGGCTTTCGTCTCGATGCAGATGAACCAGCCGTCGATGCAGCACAGGAAGTCGAGCGACGTCGCGCCGAACCCTGTCTGCACCGGCATGAACTTGTAGTGCTTGGGGAAGTGCGTGTTGAGCGCGATCTTCACCATCGCTTTGATCTTACCCTCGGGTGTCACGGCAGGGCTTTCAGGAATGCCGCGTGGTCGGGGCGGTTGTATTGCCAGAAATTTTTATATTGCGGGTGCATCACAGAGAACACCCGGGCCAGATCAGGCGCTCTCGCGTTGCTGATCTTGAACGTTGGCTCTGTCTGCCGGACGTCTGAATGATGCACCAACAACTCCACGATCGTTCGGGCGCTATAATGCGTCCACCCGGCATCGATAAGCTGTTGCGCATGGGCTTCGAAGGCAACGTAAACATGCCAGTTGTCTTTGCCATCCAGCCATTCGAGGAAGTCGTGTTTGAAGAACGGCTCGTATTTGAGCAGTTGCTGCGCCGCCGCTGGCGGGATCGGGATTTGTTGGTTACTCACATCCACCTCCGTCTCACATCCATTTCCCAAATCCTTCACTGCTCTTTTCTGAAACTGGGGCCGTTTTTTCCGCCGGCTCGAGCACTTCGGCCGACGCCGGCTCGTTCTTGTTCTTTACTGCCGCAGTACGCTTCGGCGCCTTCGGCAGGATCGCGAGGCACGAGATCACCGCCTCACCAGGGGTTAAGCCCCGGCCCTCCACATAGGTGTGCCCAGTCGATGGCGTAGCTCGGCAGGTCCAGTAGGTGGTCTTATGGTCGGCCGACGGGACGGGCCACAACGATAGGTGACATAGGCCCTTGCTCGCTGCGTCCGCCAGCATCTCCTCGATCATCGAACTTCTCCCTTAGCACATCTCGTGCGCGTTGCTGTGTGGTCTGGTAGTTGTAATAGACGATGCCGTCATACATGCTCGCGGGGTACAGCACTTGCCGCCATGTGTAGCCCACCCAGCGTCTCGGGTGATACCACGGCACCTTGAACCAGAGGCCGCGCGGATTGAACTGCCAGCTCATATCCTTGCTTTCCTGCCCTTGGCGACGTGACTGCGCGCTGCGTGCTTCTGGACGGTGGTACCCGGTAGCAGGTTGAGCGCAGCCGCTTGGCTTTGCCGCGTCGGGCAAGCCTGCTCAGTGAGGATATCGAGCGCCGCGCGCTCGGGCGTCGCATACTGCCAGCTCCCGTCGTAGTCGCCAGCGAACGCCATCCAGTCCCACACCCAGCGCCGGTTGTGGTAGCCCAGCCAGTGCCGCCAGTGCCAGCGCGGCGTGAACCGCCAGTCGCCATAGGCGATCATTTCGTTGGGAGTGTCACCGGGACCGACCGTAATTTTTTCGTACTCGTACATCGCACCTCCGTACATACTAAGGTCCTTTTTTCCAGAACGGGCATTGTTCAACTCGGCAGTAACTTTTGCATAGGCGACCGGGTTTCGGAGGAAAATTGAGACTTCGCGTCGCAGCCTCAAGCGCATGAACCTTAGGGAGTAGCGTAAGCCACTTGTTGGCCACCTCCTGCCGGGTAAATAGCTCGGGCGTTTCGCAGCCGTCTTTGAGCCAGACAAACGAAGACCTAACATGGGTCAGCTCCGGGAAGTGAGAGAAGAGACATTGCGCCATCAGCATCAGCTGCACGCTGTCCTCTAATACCTTGCCAGTTTTCCAGTCGACGACTAGTCCGACATTCTTATCAATCCGAACCACATCGCCAATGCCGCGATACCACACATCGTTAGCAAAATAAGTAGTTGGGCGGAAGTCGCGTGTGATCGCGTACTTCTGCTCCACGAATAGACGGCCAGTGCCACGGTCGATGCGATCCGCCCAGTATTCATAGTTCTGCATGGTCGGCGGCAACGGCACCTTCTGCGATAGCCGTTTCGCCAGCGTCTCGTGAACGAGATTGCCCCACTCCAGCGCTTCACCGCCCGCGTCCTTGACGGACTTCGCAATGTCCGTCTCGTACATGCGTTTCGGGCACTCGGCGTAATTCTTCAGCTTGGAATAGCTCCAGCTCCACTCCTTGCCGGGCTTGACGCCGGCTATCGCGGGGGCGTGATGCGTATCAAGTTTCATGTCGGGTCGCCTTTTGACCAGTCGTATACATACGCGTTAATTACGTGGGTTTTTTTCGGCAGTGCCGTCACCCCGTGGACGGCAGCCACTGCCAGTATCACTTTAAGTCGCTCGGCGTCAGTCGGCGCCGCGCCACCGATCATCGTGAACAACATCTCGCCGCCACACCACACCTGTTGGTTGCAGCCACTGATCCGGTTGAGCACAGGCCTGATATTGATCAACCCGGCCTCGTGGTAGAGTTTAAGGAAGTCTTTGGCGAAATGGCGCGCGGCGATCTCTTGGCCGCGCGCCATCTCAGCTTGTCGTTTCTCTTCGTGCGTCACGTCGGCACCTCAAACCAGGGAAGGCTACTGCCGCAGTAAAAACCTAGCGCGAACCGCGGCCCATCTTGAGCGCCAGCTCGTCCTCCAGCTCCTGCTGAAGCAACGCCCCGGCTCGCCAGAACAGCGCGGCACTGTGCCGAACTTTCTCGGGCTTGCCGTTGACGACGATCGTGTCGAACCCGCCGCGCTGCATCAAGTGGCGTGCGATGCAGTCAGCGTGATCATTGGACTTGCCCCGGCTCCAGTGTAGCGGCTCACCCGGGTTGTGCTTCTCGTTTCCGAGAAACGAGACGCGAGCAGCCTCAACCATGGCGTCAGGGAAATAGTCCATGAACCCGGTCGTGACCGGATACTGCTTGCGCTGGTCGCTGGTCGCCATATCGAGCAGCGATTGCGGCCGCGGCGGCTCCGGGAACGGCTCCGGTATCGTCCGGTCGGAACCTATGTCGGTCCGCAGGGCGGCCCAAGCGTCGGCGCCGGCTTTTTTATCTGCGCGCGCTTGCGCACGCGCGTTTCTGGGAGTTTTCTTAAGCAAGTGCGTTCTCCCCAGCCTTGGCACGTTCAGCGAACTCCACCTGCTGTTGGGCGAAGTGCTTCGCAGCCTGCTCCATGATCACGCACAGCGGCTCGGAGAGATACACGATCTCCACGCCCTCGCTCTGCAGGGCCACGGCGAGGCGCTGCTCGGCCTGTGCACCGTTCGATTTCTCCCAGCCCGGGAGCATCATCACAGTGTCGGCCTGTTTGCAGATGAACTCGCAGTCCTCGGCGAGTGCTTGGCGAAGCGAGAAGCCTTCGTTGGCGGCTTGTTTCTCATCGCCGGTGGGGTTGCCGGCGGATAGATCGTTGCCCAGCCGTTCAATGTCTTTTTCGGCGGGGTTGAAAACAGTGTGGCCGTCTTTGCGCAAGAGGGAAGTGACGGCATGGAATCGGGGGAAGTTGAAATGTGGGATGCCCCGCATGGGTCCCGCAAGATAGATGCTTTTTGGCTTATCGTCTAAACCGCTCATTTGGCAGCTCCATATGATGAACCTTCACCCAACTCAGCATCAAGCGGAATATCGGGTCCCCACGTAGGTGGGCGTTTCATCTCTTCTAAGATAATCTTCTTAGCTAAGTCAACACCCGTTTTCTTCACGATGAACACAAGTTCGTCATGCGCCTGCAATCGGAAGCGGTAGTCCTCGGGGTTCGCCGTGCTAAGTCCGCGCGCGCGGATGCGGAGCGCCGCGTTCATGACCACGATGCGGGCCAGCGCCTGCACGATGTTCTCCAGCAGCTTGGCCCCGTACAGCCGATGCCACGTCTTGCCGTAGCGGTAGCGATACTCGGTGCGGTTGGTTTCGGGATCGAAGCGCTGGCCCGGGTCGGCATATAATAAAGAGAGGCCGCTCGGCAGGACCACCTCGCCGTACTTTATAATGCACGGCCCGAACTTCACCTGCCCGCCGCTCGGCGTCAGCCAGAACGCGCCGATGTGCCCATTGAGGATATTCCACGCGCGCGGCATCTGGTGGTAACGGCGGCGATACGTGGTCACGGCCTTGTCGCCCAGTGCGCGGTTGTAAATCTTGGAAATGTCCAGCCCGTCTTTGCGCGCGGACATGATCACCATGCCGTCGAACTTGTCCTTGCCGGCGCCATAGCCCAGCCCAAGGATGCCTGTCTTGCCTATGAACCCCTCAATCGGGAAGATCAGCTCGCCGTTGGGGTGTTTCAGCTTCCTGTTCACGGGATAGCCGAAGATGTCGGTAGCCAGTTGCGAGTATGGGTCCTTCTTGTCGCGGAACTCTTGCACAAGGGTCGTACAGCCACTGATCCATGCCGCGATGCGGGCTTCGATCTGCGACAAGTCGCATGTCACCACAGTCTCGTCATCACAGACGACGAGGCTCTGTCGTAATTTGCTTTTACCTTTTGATCCGCGGACGGTCGGCATGTTCTGGGGGTTCATTTTCCACTCCCCAGAGAGCCTATGAGTGTGCGCCCCGCCATATCGCAGAGGGATCGGCATGAAGCTGGCGCCTGTCCAGTCGAGGCGCGAGGCTCCCCAGTTGCACCCTGCAACGCTTATGAACTTCATGGTGCGGGTTTCTTCCAGCGTGGACTTCAGGCCCAGCCTAGCTGTCGCCAGTGCCGAGACATACGGGTCCACGTCTGCTTGCAGTTTCTCCATGAACTCGTCGGTCTTGGCGAATGCCGGGACCAGGGCGCCTGTCGGGGATATCTTCTCTTCGACGTCAACGCCACATCGCTCTAGCTCGTCACGAAAGCGATCGGTGCTCATGAGCAGCTTGGGATCGATATTGTTGGCATCGCGGAGCAGTTGCGCCTTGGCGTCCTGCACGTCGACCAGATGCGCGTTCAGCATCTTGGTGTCGCACAGGAAGCGGGGCTCTACTGCGCACCTCAGCGTCATGTCCATCAGCCGGCGCTCGGCGGGCGGGAAGCCGGGATAGAGGATTTTCAGCGCGGCTTCGCAAATCTCGTTGTCGCGGATCGCGTAATCTTCGAAGTCTTTCATCAGGCCGCGGCCTATGATCTCGTCCCGCCGCATGCCCATCACATTGGCGAGGGCAGTGCCCTTGGCCGGCAGATTGAAATGGTCGGCGATGGCTTTGAGCGACACACCGTGTTTCAGCTCGTGGCCTATGAGCGCGCGGGCCATGCCCATCACGTCCAGCATCAAATCTGGCACCCAGCCGTAGCGATAGCTCAGGATCGAGTTATCGAACAAGCTGTTGAAACTTACTGTCGTAGTAATTTTGGGATCAAGCGAGGCGAGGAATGCCGGGAAGTCCGGCCCCTGCACAATCCGGTGCAGGGGCTCGTTGTTCAGTCTGACCGCGGCAATCTGTAACTCAAACCTCTGGTCTAAGATGTAGTTGGGGGTGGGCATCTTACGCAACGAGTAATCTTTGTCGTAATAGGTCTCAAGATCAAAGATCAGGAAGTTGCGCTTCGTTGGGGACATGCGGGTGCCTACAGGTAATAAGTTCGCTGTTCAGTCTGCCATCTCTGACCATCGACATTAGCGCTCACTGCTTGAAACGTCAACCACAAATGGTCGCGTGAGGGGGATCGATGGTCTGTCGGCAAGAACCGTGCAGCAGCGATCGTTGCCAGTGTCCGGCGGATCATGGGCGTCACCTCGGCAATGCCGGGCGGGGTATGGAAACGCGAGGGGGTGTCCTGCAGATCGGCCAGTGCCGGCGCGTTGCTACATAGCTCCAGTATCGGCGGCCAGTAGTAACGGATCGCGCCGGGCGTGGCGTTCTTGTTCAGCCACCTAAGCAGATATTTGCACTCTTCGAACTGCTGGTGGATGCCGCTCATCACTTCTATGTGAAGTAGCAGTGCTTCACTGCCCTCTTGCAGGAACAAAGCAGTGGGCTGGATCGCTGGCCAGTTGCAGGGATCGCGGTAGTTAACGACGAAGTTCGAGCCCGCAGCGATCGGATACGCGATCACATCCGATGCCGCACTAACTAAATGGAATGCCGCCGCTGCACGCTCCAGCACATTGGGGGGGAACAGCAGCTTCACAGTGTCCTCGCGGGATTTCTCCCATGGCGCCATGGCGCTCATGTAGCGGGCGCACAGGATGTTAAGATTGTTGAGGCCCGCTTGCATGTGGACGTCGCCCAATGACGAGCGTTCTTCGCGGCCACCTAGCCGTTTGCGAGTGTATGACATATCTCGTTCCTCCATTCGTGAGATTTGACTTTTGCTCCGTGAGTTGTTATCCCGCAAGCGCGTGCACGGGCAGCGATGCGGGATAACAACTCACATTTTTACTGCGGCGGTAATCATCGCTTCGGGTGGATACGAACGACGTCGCCGTAGGGGTACTTGACGTCCGTGGTGCTGGCCCAGATTGTCAGATAATCGGGCTCGTTTTTCGGGAAGCTGACGTAGCCGTCCGTGAACCCAATGAACACCTCAGGCCGTTCTTGGTGGGTATCGATCCAGTCCATCACCGGCGTGACGCTGGTACCGCCGCCACCGCCTGCACCGTCTTTGTCCAGCGATGCCTTCATAGCGGCCATGTCGGAGGCTTCAGCCAGCTCGTCGACACGGTGGATCGCCGCGTCACACCAGCAGATGCTCAACCGTTTCGGGCAGCAGTCATCCACGATCGCGCCCAGCTCGGCGAGATACTTGGACAACTCCAGCTGGCTGATTGAGCCAGAGGTATCGCACCAGACGACCACCCAGCCGGCGCCATTGCCGGACTTGGACGGCAGCGCGATATCCTGCCAGATGTAACGGCGATCGGGCTTGCGCCAGTTGTAGCTGCCGCTACCGACCTTGCGGTTGAAGATGCCGCGGATGTGATCGGTCCAAGGCACTTCAGGTTCAAGGATATCCTTGAACATGCGCTTCAGCGCCCCGGCCATGTTACCTTGCGCCTTCATGTTCTCCAGCGTCTGTGCGGCCGCCATTTCGACGCCCCACTGCTGGGAATTGCGCTGGTGCTGCTTACCGTTGGACTTCCCAGGCTTCAGCAGCTTATCGAACGGCTGGTGCTTACCCGTCTTGCTGCCGCCGCTCTCTTCGTCCTCATAGACACGCTTGTAGACTTCGCAGATGCCGTCGCTGGCTTTGGCGATGGTGTCATCGCACAGCACATTCGGCGGCATGCTGCCGATCTTGCTGTCGCGCAGCAGCGGGTTGATCCGGAAGTCCATCGCCTTCTGCATTGTTTCCTCGCGGAACGGCAGTGATCCACCGCCGTCCATCGGGACTACGCCACGCTGGGCGCATACCCGTAGGAACTCCACGTCGCCATACACATTGTGCATCACTTCGTGACCGATAATGAACACGCGCTCTTTCAGATTGTACTTGCTGAAGAACGGATCGGGATTGATCAGGATGTTCTGCGCGTCGGTCGCTGCTGTCGGCACGTCTCGCGTCGGCACGATGCCGTACTTGCCGTCATTGTTGATCAGCAGCTTGTAGAACAGATGGCGGAAGCCGGGCGCTGTCCAGCTCATGAGGCTCATAGTCTCGCCCCATGCAGCTTCCTGCGCGGGAGTGAGCACACAAGGCTCGGGCATCTTGTCTTCCACTTCCTGATCAGGCGGTGGCGGGGCGATTTTGGTCTTGGCCATTATCTGTCCTCATCGTTCAGGGTTTCACTAATGAGACGAATTTTGCTGTACGCATTCTTCGCCTCCATGATGCACTTCCAGATATCCTCCTCAAGTGCTTCTTGGTCGAACCGCGACAACCGTTCGATCAGGAAGCGCTCGGCGAACGAACGGAACCGGGTGTCAGGGCTGCGTCGGGCAGTGGCTTGTCCCGCGGCCGGCATTACCGCCTGAGCCATGCCAGACGCATTGTTCTGCTGCGAACCCTGAACCATGGTCGCAAGCTGTCCCACCCGCTGCTGGCTCGAGACTGTATCGTAGCCTTTGCGATACGCGCGGTTCAGCGCCGGATCACAGTTCTGCAGATAGCTTGGCGGGATGCCTTGTCGGGCATGCTGCGCCCCCTCGGCGTAGGCGCGCCGCTCGTCGGGGTTGCTATAGGCCATTTTTCAGCGCCTCCATCATCTCGCTGCTGATCGGCTGAATTTCGTCGTCCTCAACCAGCCCGTTGATATCCTTCAGGTCCATCAGCATGATGTTCCTGTGGGCATAATGATTAGTCTCGCTGTTCATGTCCACCTTGGTTGAGCCCTTGATATCAGTGAGCAGCTCGGCAGTTGCGACCAGCTGCTGGCACGCTTTTAAGAATGTCTTTTCGAACTCTGGCGCCTTGCCGCTGTCAGTGAAGTTGACCCGCAAGCGCAAATTGAACTCTGTCTGCATTTTCTCCTCCGTTGGTTACTGTGGCAGTAAGAATTGACCACGGCGGCCCGAAGGCCGCCGGACGTCAATGCTTATTGCGACAACGCGCTCAATACCGTGACGAGCGTTGCGTTCTTCGCGATCCAAGCCTGCATCGCCGGGTGGTTGACGATGCCCTTGTAGTCGCGTCGGAGCAGGGCCGAAATGAACGTGATGCTCATATCCTTGGGCATTTTCGTTCCCTGCGCGTCTGGCGTCGTCATGTACTCGATGACTTGCGCCAGATGCTCGGACTTTGCATACGATGCCAGTTGGTAGGCCATCAGCATTTGCATGTCCGCCTTGGTCGGACGAGGCGTGCCCTTGGGATCAGCGACAACATCCTCATACGCTGGCAGCTGAAGCATGAACTCCAGATGCGCTAACAGGCTCTGTGCGGCCGGCTGACCGATCGTGCCTGCGATTGCCGTGATGGTGTTCGCGTCCACCTCGGTATTGCCCTGATCCTCCCACTTCACTTGCAGGTATCGATCTACGGCACACAGCTGCCGCGGGTTGCACCACGGTCCCTGCTCCTTGGGCTCGCCCTCGAACAGGATATCCGGGTGGTTCTTGGCCCAGGCTTTGATCACCGGGGTAGTCTGCCATTTGCGCCCTTGGTGAACGTATGGCTTGTCGGCGAATGCCAGCCACAACTCGGCGTCTGGGTCGATGTGGATCGCAGTACGGCGTGCGATACAGAAGTCAAAGTCTTTGGTCACGCCATATCGTGGCCCAACATTCGTAGCGCCAACACGAACTGAGCCGGGTGGAAGATACCACGGCGCAGTGCCGCCATTGAGCAGGATTTCAGCGGCTGACCGCTTGGTGTCCGGCTCGCCCTGACCGTACTCGTCAAGGATCAGGAAGCAGCGATCGAACATGAACGCGGGCTGCGGCGGTCCGCCCAGTCCGTCCGTCATCATGTACCAGAGCGGGCAGCTCGGGTCGGTGACAGTGATGGTGCGCTCAACACCGTCGATCATGTATTTGCGCTCGCCCTTGAACAGAACGCCCACCATGTCCATCGGCGTTTGGGTCGCCAAGAACACTGTGCTGACGCCCCAACGAACTCCGGTCTTGAGGCCCTCGTCGCGGAGCTGCTCGAATACTGAATAGAGCATCTGGCTCTTGCCAAAGCCCGACTGGCTGTCCACTAGAACAGCGTTGCCGGCTTTCGCCATTGCCATGATCTCTGCTCGTGCCTGCATAAGGTTCATGATCTCTCCTCTTTGTTGGGGCTGACGGCCTTCGTCAGGTGGCGTCTCACGCCACGATGGCGCCGCGTCGGGCACGGCACCATTTCGGCCTTATCGGAACAGCCAAGAAATGACGCGACAGAATGCCCAGTATCCTGTCGCCGCACCCAGCAGGATCACAGGGGCGGCCATGTCGTCTGCGGTGCGAATGCGGCCAGCATGGATCGCCGCAGCAAAAATGATCCATCCAAAGAACGCAGTCCAGCCACTGAGCATAGCCATCTTGCGGTAGGCGCCAGATAAATTCATGTTCAAAACCTCCGTCGGTTGGGGGTGAAGTTACGTCAGTCCAAGCATCTCATTAAGTGCCTGCATTTGTACAGCAGGAACTCCGATCGGCGGCGCAACAAGCGGCGGCGAGGCGAAGAACTTTTTGCCCTCGGGCCAGATGGTGACTAGCTTCTCGGTGGTGCGCACGCTCTTCAGCAGCAGCTTCAGCGTGGCTTCGGCACTGGTCTTGTCTTTCTTCAGCGTCTCGCTGTCGCCCTGCCACTGCCTGATCTCGTTGACCAGCTTCTCGTGCTTGTCGAGCGACAGTATGCCGTAATTGTCGTAGTTGTAGTAGTTGTATGGCACAGCCACCTCGATCCGCTTGGAAAACTTGCCTTCTGCATCCTTCGCGAAATACTTTGCTTGCAGCAGCACAGTCTGCCCGGCGACGTTGATCTTCAGCTGGTTCGTCATCTTGAACCACTCGATATTGGGCCGCCCTTCAACGGCCCTGAACTTCTCGATCATGTGGCGCATTGAGAGCGGCGTCACCGCGTTGTAAGCGCGAACGAACAAGTCTTGCTCGTGCTTTTCGAGTTTGATCTGCTCGTCAATGAATTTCTTCATTGTGGCGTTGCGAATGATCTCTTGTCGGATGGCTTGATTTAACTGCATGGCCTACCTTTCCCACACGTAGTGCGGATTGCTGAGAATGTAGCGGCCCACCAGCCGATCATGAGCAACAGCGGCGCTGGCTTTCATGATATCGAACAGTGTCCGCTCCATCGCGATGGCTTCCGCTTGTCGCGCATCGGCAGTGCCTGCCAACGCCTTGCGGAAGTAGTTGTCGAAGATTTCCCGGTGCTCCGGGGTCAGATGCTTGCGTGTGCTCACTACGACCTCCCTGTTGGAATGGACAGCAGGATCACCATCACGCCAAGCGTGACAATAAAGCCCTGCTGGTTGTTGAAGCCGATGTAGATCGCGAGAATGCCCGCGATCCTCACGGCGTTGTCTTGTAGGTGCCGAGACGCTTGCGCAGGCTGTCGCGGGCATTGATGATCTCAGGGCTCTTGTCCTGCGCAGTGCCGTGCGACGCACTGCCATCGATCAGCTTGTCAAGCCGCTTTACTGTGGCAGCAATGATATCGGCGGCGCTCATGTCGTCGGGCTGCGGGCGGAACAGGAACTGGTCCAGCTGGTCCTCAGGGATCAGGTGGTCGATCTTCATTTGCGCCCTCGCATAGTTGAGGATGCAGTTCTGCGCGTCATAGAGCGTCTTGGCGACCGCAGGGTTGGCTTTGTGCTTGGCGCGGCGTGCCAGCAATTCGTTGGTGGTGTTGATCGGCTCGCCAACGCCACCCTTGGGCCATGCACCGAACCGCACCATGGCGCGGACACAGCTTGCTACCTTGCTGTGCTTCGGCGATTTGGTATCGAGTGGCGCATTGCCGGTCGATGCCGTGACATACTCCATGGCGATCTTGCCGGCATCGTCAATGTCGGCGCCATGCTTGTTGTGCTTCAGGTCGAGCACACCCAGGTAGCTGCCCTCCAGTGTCTGGAGCATCAGCTTGGCTTGGGTATCCTTGCCCTTGCCGCTCGCTGTGCCCAGCTCACGGGCGATAGCGAGCACGTCGTCGAAACTTGGTTTGTTCGTCATATGCTTTCCTTTCAGTACGCTCTGGTGAAACGCCGCTCGGCTTTGGCGGCCGCTTGTTCGGCGCGTCGGGCACGCCGCCCGTCGCGCTGAATTTCCAGCCACACTGTATCGATCAGTGAGGCTAGCTTGTAGTTCGCATAGATCATGCCGCTCGGCGTGTGGCAATTCCAGACGTAAGAAGCACTCGGAGGCAGATGGTTCAAGCGACTAAATTGATATCCGGGTGTCAACGCGATCTGCGCCATCATTACGCGCTGTGCGTCGCTCAACTCCGCAATGTCGATCTCTTCATCTGTCTGCATCAATCGTCTCATTATAGTAGCGCGCGATCATCATCAGCAGGACGCTCAGGCCGATCGCGAGCTGCGATACGTCGATCATATCATTGCGCGCTGTCCAATGTCTAATGGCGCCCCAGCCGACGAGCCGAAACTGCCAGCCGGCCATCACATACTGCGCCATCTGCACGCGCTGCGCCTCGGTCAGCGCCTCAATGGTCGTTTCCTCAAGTGTGCGCAGCATCTGTCACCTTTTTTGCCCAGCTCATTGCCGTGGTCTTGCTGAAGAACCATGGGAAGCGCGATGGTCTGACCTGTTCATTCTCAGCGATATCCTTGGGCGGTAGCGCGATCCACAAGCCACGTTTGAGGTAGTGATCGTCGACGATGGCACCGTGTATGCCCATCATCGGCAGTGACTGGCCCTCGAACACCCAGCCGCGGAGCAGCAGTGCCGCCTCCATTGTTCGCAGGTGGTTGTGCCTGCGACACTTAACTCTTTTCGTTGGATAGCCCATCGTTGCCACCTTTTTCCTTGGCGATCGTGGTGGCGCGACGTTGCGCCACCTCCTGGAGGATCATCATTACACCATCGGCCATCAAGCCGCACGCCGCCATGGTGGTAATCAGCTCGCGACGCTCCGCTATCGCGTGGAGCGCCTTGCTGATCGCGCGGATTTGCGTGTTGTAGAACTCGCCATCCTCGAACGTCATTGGGGTAACACTTCGACTGCCCAGAGGATCAGCTGCAACAGCAGCCAATAGGTGATGGCAGCGCTGCACAGCGCAAGGAACATCCCGAAGGCGCGCCAGTGATGCAGGTGCCGGCCGTAGCGTTGCTTAATCCGCATTGATCAACCTTTCTATGGTTTTGGGGGTGATATCCTCGCGCAGGTACAGCCCACGGCGCTGCAATTCTTCGCGCAAGTCCGCGAGTGAGTGCAGACCGAAGTTAGGCAAGCGCCTCAACTCTGCTGCCGACATTGAGATTACATCGCGCAACGTGCGGCAGTTCGCGTACTTCAGGCAATTCGCAACGCGAACGCTGACTTCCATCTCATCGGCCAGCTCGTCCAGCGGGTCAACGATTTCAGGCGGCTGCGCAGCAGCGAGCATGGCCTTGCGGAGTTTATCGTTGCGCTCAATGAGCGCGACGTTCTTCTGTGCATAGTCGATGAACAGTCGCTTGACGTTCAAATCGAGACGCTCGAACGCTAACAAGGCGTTGTCTAGCGTCGGTATATAATTGCCCATTACCTTGCTCCCTTGTCACCCGCACGACGGCACCAAATTGTGTGCACCTTGTCAAGTTCTTCCTGCTGGATGCGCGCCCAAACGCTCTCGTTCACTTGGTGAACGGGCATGCACAGCTCCACTTGGGGCATTTGCTCGTCCTCATCGCTAATTACTGCGGCAGTAAACGCGATCTCGCGATCGACCACCGCAATGTTCAGCGGGTTGATCTCGCCGTGGTGCGCATGGTGCCACACCTCGAACAAGCGTCTTGCCACATGGGCAGAAGACGCCTCAATTGTCCTTGAAACTTCGCAGTGGCTCACTCGATACATGTTCATAGCGCACTTCTCCATCTTCCAGGGTTGCAATTAGCGTGCCATTGTCGATAGCTTCCAGCACGCACTCAAGTTCGGGCCGATAGCCGCCATCGTTGGCAGCTTTCTGCTTGCGGTGACACACCCAGCACAGCTTCAGCCCGATCTCTTTCTTGTCGGCACACAATAGACAGAAGTTCAGCTCGCGATGTTTCGTGTGCCACGCCGTGATACGATTGGTGTCGCCGGCAAATGCCGTCGGGTAATTTTGCTTGTCCTGCTTCGTCGGCATATTCAGAATGCTCCTGTCATGAGGACCAGCGTGGTCCAGAGATAGCCAGCAAGAAACGCGCCAAGCGTCGCCTGTGTCATCGTTCTACCTTGCCAGTCATGGGGCTCTCCGATTACTGTGGCAGTAAAATAACGGAATTTAACGGGTTTGGCCCAAGTTGCTGCCGATGAAAATTAACTAATCAAAAAGCGGGGGAGCCAGGGTCCTAGGCGCAAGGCCATTGTGGGTCCAGCTACGGCTCCCCCTAGTTTGCTGAAGCGAGCAGGGAGACAAGCCTACTCGTTCAGGAACGCCATCCTGCGGCCGAAGATGGTGCGGCGCGCTTCGGAAGCACTATCAGCCCACGCCCACGCCATCGGCTTGACCGGCCGGTTGGTGACGCTGTCAGCGACATATGCCGCGTATGCCCGTTCAGCATCGGCATCGCCAATGCTGAGATGGAACCCGGCACGAGTGCGCCGGCGGATGACCATGCGGTCGATGCGGCTGGTGGTCCGTGGGTCATGATCTGGGAACTTGACTGTGCGGCTCATTGTGCTCTCCGTGGTTGAGTGACGCCGTTTGGCCGTCGCGATTGCCGCGTCGGGCGGCGGCCCCAATCCACGCGCGCGAGGGGCTAATAGGGCGTTTATCGGCATGATGAATGGCCGCTGGCAGCGCGGGAGGCGCTGCCTTGCGCGGGTAATTGGGGGAGAGTTCATATGGTAATTAGGTAGTGGTTTGGGGCTTCAGAAAAACAGGTTGCTTTTTGGTAATGTTAGGGGATGGAACCCGAGTACAACCTGAATGGGTCTAAATGTCTAAATGTAATGTCATTTTTTGGGTGGGTCGTATAGAGGGTCGCCCTATGGCCCGTGTACATTACAAAATTGTAACCTTTTTTTCTTGATGTTCCCGGCTCCGGCTAAGTCATTGTTTTCTTTATATATTTTAGTCCATAGTACCTTAAATCAAGAAGCTGCGCTGACATTTAGCTGCCGGGCGAAAATGACCTCAGGGGCCTTAGGGCGATTCTCTATATGCCCGACCCGAAAAAACACCTGACATTTAGACATTTAAAAATTTTTCGGGCGAAAAGGTAACAAGATCAAACACTTGTAAATGTCAGCACACTTTCCCCGGAGGCTGACATTAACACACAACCGCCTATGAGCGTAGAAAATAAACGCATTAATTCGCGATGCAACCTGCCGTTGCCCGACGGGGCGAGATTGCCGGGCCGAATAGCTCGGTCCGGTTTCACACAAAGGAACCTGACATGACCGTATCATCCACAACGGAAGAACCAAAGGTTAACTGGGTTGTCATCGATGTGAACGCTCTACCCGCAGAAGCTGCAAAGTTGTTTGTGGAACAAAAAGCGCTCTATCATGCCTACGTCGAAGGCAAGCTGCGCTGGCAGAACCAGATGATTAAAGACGCGGACCTTGGTGAAGGCGAAACACTCGCTTTCAACTTCAAATTTGGCAACACCAGTTACGGAGTTGTCCCGGTCAAAACGGCAACAAAGACTTCTCGCAAGGCGGTTTCGTTCGCGGAAAGCATTGCGGCCCACAAGGCCAAGGTTGCGGCCGCCGCTGCTACCGAAGCACCGCGATTGATCAAAAAGGTAGCGTAATAAGACAAGGCAAAGGTGGCGCGACGTTGCGCCACCGCTGCCCGACAAGGCAAAGGTGGCACCCTGACATGGTGCCACCTTCAAACCACCCGGAAAGGGCGAGACAATGAGCAAAGCGATTGTTATTTATCTGCGCAAGCTGGAACTGCAGAAGTTCCGCAACGGCTAGAGCGAGAGCTACCCCAAGCGGGCACGAGGGTTTATCCCCCCGCCCGCTTGGACAGCCCCGCGCTCTTGGCTTCGCCAAGAGGGGGCCTGAAAATATGTAGGGGGTAAAATCCGAGCCTTAAGACTTTATTAAGGTGGCATGGGTAAAAAGGTGTCACCCTTACCCCAACCCAGGATTTTCCCCATGGCATCCATCCCAGCCCAGCCACTCGAGAGCCTCGACTACGAGCCCTACATGGACATCCCGCGCGAGGACTTCCACGAGTTCGTTTCCGATATCGTGAAGGCGCTCACCAAGAAAAAGTTCAGCCGCAAGGATCGCATCGAAGCTGCCGAGCTGATCGGCGCCATCGCCGTCACCCTCGAGACGGCATATCATGATGCCACCCAGGCGCTCGATGGCGCAGTCACCGACTACTTCATCGATCGCTTCAAGGGCGACGACGACAATGGTGACAAGAGGAACGCATACAGGTTCCAAATCGGCATCATGCCGATCGCCTCCGACACCCACCGTCCGATGACGGAGGACGAGATGTTCGAGCGCCGCGCCACCCCGAACGCCAAGCTGTACAAGAAGCTGGAGAAGCAGGGGCTCAGCCACGACGAGATCGTGAAGCTGCTGTTTGAAGGCGACGAGAAGACACGAATGCGTGATGGTGACACCCCTTCACCCTGGGCCGTGCCCCCGGGCACCTTCGACCCTGCTGAGGAGGTCGGTATCGAGGTTAGTAGCGACCCCCAACGCGATACGCCCTTCGGCGACGATGTTAACCCCGAGGCGCCCCGTGCCGGCTGGCTCGATGCCGACTGGAGCGATATACACAATATGCCGGATGATCCCAAGCCGACGCTTGACACCGCGCAGGAGCTGGGGCAAGAACACGCGCCGAAAATAATTAACGGTAATGTGGAGCAGATCACAGACGCCGCCTGAACTACGTACTAAAAAGCCCCCGACGATCCGTACTTCCGGGACTGTCGAGGGCTCTTAAACGGCCGGCTTACCACCTAGGTGGTGGGTCTGTTCCTGAATGGGGCATCATGAGTGCTCCGGTTGGGGTTGGTGTCGGCGCGGTGGATGTATCCGCCCGACACCAACACCTTACTACCTTGACACGTTCCCGGCTGAGCAAAACAGCTCACTACACAATGAAGTGATCGCGACATGATCTTGAACTCCGACAGCGTTCGACTAGCAGGCGAGCTGATCTTTGCCGCCATGCTGTTCGTCGGACTTGTGCTCTGGGCCGACAAGATCGAGAGTAAGAAGGCTGCACGCGCGCGCGACCGCGCCAAGCGGCTCACGCATAAGAGAGACGACGATGACAAACATGTTTAAGGAGTGTCGACTTGCCGCACAGTCCTGCAAAGACGAGGTCAAGCGCGCCGCGCTACGTCATCGGACCGACGAGTGTAAAGAGGTCTTTGACCGGTTCAACCTGTCGGCATCTCGTGAGGACATGGAGGCTCTCGTTGCAGCTTGGACCCGCATGGTGCGTGCTCTTGATCGGGTGGCTCCTCTACCTGACGGTGATCCTGCTGGCGCCGGCCGGCTCCGCGCCCCTGGCACCACTTTTGTTCACGATCCTGACATATACGACGCCTTAAGGAAGGTAGCCTAAATAGAGAGTGGGCCCGCCCGCCCGTGGAGAAGCCGGCATAGCACCGGGTACTCTTGTCTGTTGGGGACGAGGCAGCGGCGGGTCCACTTAATTTTTCTTGACACTCGCCCGGCGGCAGTTACTGTGGCAGTAACCAACCAGAGGGAACACCCCCATGCCGCTGCAGCTCGTCATCACCGAAGACCCATCCAAAGAAGTCAACATCTTCGACATCGACCCACTCGACCGGGCGCGCGCCGTCCGCCTCGCCGACGAGGGCATCCCCGTCCGCGCCATCGCGAGAGGACTTAAAGTGCCGAGCGACACTCTCTATGATGCGCTGCGCGAGGCGCTCGAGGAGGGCCGCATCTGCGAGCTGCCACGAGACGACTGGCCACCCGGGAGCGCGCGCAGCCAGCGCGCCATATATGCCGGCACCATCCTCGAGAACGAAGACCAGCTGCAGATGATCTGCGCCCGGGTCTTCAAGACCACCAAACAACAGTCGGCAGTCGTCGCCGTCCTGATCAAGCGCCGGGAGATCACCAAGGCGCAGGTCCACATCATCCTGCAAGAGAACCGCCCCGCCTCCAACCACGCGCCCACCGACGAGAAGATGGTCGACGTGGTCATGTTTCACATCCGCAAGAAGCTGAAGGTCCACGAGGTCCCGATCGACACCATCTGGGGCACCGGCTACGCCATGCCGGCCGTGCACCGCGACCGCGCCATCAAGCTGCTAGAGGAGAACGCCACCGCCTACGCCGCGTACCCGGGCGTCGAAACGAAGGAGGCCGCGTGATGTTGGAAGGTCAAGACGACGGCATCCTGCTCATCATATTGGTCATTGCCATTATCATGTGTGTCATATGACAACCTCGATCATCGACGAGGACGTGCTGCTCACCATGCTCCACGCGCCTGTGACCAAGGAACACATCCAGCAGCTCCAGACCGGCGCCGCCTACACGCTGCTCGACATGTACGATCGCAAGGTGACACGCGAGGAGTATATCATCGGGATGCAGATGGCGCTCGATGCCTACAACTCGCTGGGGAAGCTGTGGGTGCTCGCGGTGATCGAGAACAAGGTCGCCGCCGGCGCGCCGCTTGAACCTCTGCTGGCGGCCAGCTACAAGGCGGTGGAGGAGCTGGGCGCAGAGCAGGCCACCGCGCTGATCGCGTACGTCAAGCGGCTGAAGGAATGCCCAGAAACAGGGGACACGATAAATTGAGCGATCTCGAGGACACAGGGTTTGACGACGTGCTTGCCGGCGGTGCAGTTTGGACCGAGCCCGATACGTCAAACGTGACTGGACCAAATGCCATCACCATCGAACCAGCCCCGGCCGTTCCCCTATCACCACACGTATGCAAATCTTCCAGCGGAGATCGGTGCGATACATGTTTTGGGCCTGTCCCAGCTTCGGACGCCCCCGAAAAAATCCAGGCGCCGCTCACCGCGGAAGCCATTGAGGCTACTAAAATCCTCGTTACGCTCCCGCCGCTCAGCTACGCTGATCTCGCTATTCTGGCACGCGAGGTGGCAATGGATATTAGGGTCCGAAATGAAGTTCTCTCGGGGTTCAATTTAAACGAGACACAGTATGAGTACCTCGAAACGCACAACGAGTTCTACAAGCACGCCCTCAAAACGGCGTGCGTCGAGTGGCATAGTCCGCTCTCCTCACAAGAACGGGTGCGTCTTGTGGCTTCGACCATCCTCGAGGAAACCCTACCCAGGTTGGGAGCTAGGATGCACAATGACCGCGAGCAGCTGCCCGGCGTCGTCGAAGCTGCTAAACTCTTTGCAAAAATGGCCGGTGTGGGTGAGCGAGACACTGGGGCTGCGCCTGCTGGCGAACGTTTCGTTATTAACATTGACCTCGGCGGAAACAAAAAAATTGTCGTTGGAGCAGAAGCGCCAAAGGCGATCGCTGCTGGGATCGATACATCAGGCGCGCAGGGTGGCGTCTGGCCAACACAATTTGAGCTGCCGGAAGTACAACCAGACCCCGAAGGGAAAAGCTAACCAGCACCGGGTTAATCACAGCCTGCAGACTGCCGCGAGGAAGCACAACTATGAGCTCAGCCCCAAGGGCCGGGCTCGCAAGCATCGATATGCAACGTCGCCATTGGGGCGATCGAATAAGAGGAAGTACCAACATGCCATCCGCGCCAACCAAAACCGATCTCGACAAGCTGCATGACGCCGAGAAGATCATCCGCATCCGTCAGCAGGAACTTGCCGATGCCCGCGCCACCATCAAGCGCCTCACCACCAACGAGGACGATGCGCGCACGATCCGGGAGAACATCTACAAGATTGCCGGCTATGACCCGTCGCCTCCCGAGTGGACTTTACGTGAGGGTCGAGCAGGTGCGCGGGGTGTACCAGCTACCATCTGGTCCGATTGGCACTACGGCGAAGTCGTCCGGATGCCGGCCATCAACATCTACGACAAGCGGGTCGCCAAGCGGCGCATTGAACGACTGGTCCAGACCACCGCTGATCTTGCTCTCAACCATATGGGTCGCGCAAAGATCACTTACCCGGGCTGCATCGTCGCTCTGGGCGGCGATATGCTCGGTGGCGACATTCATGAGGAGCTGATGAAGACCAACGACCGCACCACGCAGCAGGCGATCGAGGACTTGATCGACCTGATCAGCGGCGGGCTCGAGACGATGGCTTCAGCTTTCGGTAAGTTGTTCGTGCCATGTGTAGTCGGCAATCACGGCCGCTCCACCAAGAAGATGCAGATGAAGGAGCGCGTGTTCACTTCCCACGAGTGGAACGTCTATTGCGGCGTCGCTCGGCACTTCCGGAGGAGCAAACATGTCCAATTCTGCATTCCGGAAACGGCCGATTGCGCCTTCAATATCTTTGATCATCGATACCTGCTTACTCACGGCGACAGCCTGGGTACGAAGGGTGGCGACGGCATCATTGGCGCGCTCGGACCAATCCTGCGTGGAACACTTAAAACGCATCGAAGCGAAGCGCAAATTGGTCGCGACTTCGATACTCTGCTCATTGGCCATTGGCACCAATACATCACGCTGCCGGGCCTCATTTGCAACAACAGCCTTAAAGGCTACGACGAGTATGCTCACCTCACACTACGCGCGCCTTATTCAAGACCTAGTCAAGCGCTCTGGTTCACCCATCCGGAACACGGAATTACTGCGCATTGGCAAGTCTATCTCGAGGGAAAACTCCAGCCAATGACGACCGCCAAACCATGGTGCTCGTGGCAAGAGTTTACGGATACGCGGAGGGCCGATGCCGACGCATACCTAGGGCGGATGTAATGGGGATCAACTACAAAGCCCCGCACACCTGCGCGCAGTTCATGGCGAGCCAAGCGTTCGGCCGCGTGATCGCTGGGCCCGTTGGGTCCGGCAAGACCACGTCTGCCGTGATCGAAATGCTGCGCCGCTCGATGGAGCAGAAGCCGGGCGCCGATGGGTATAGATACACACGCCACGCTATCGTCCGGCAAACCCTGAAGCAGCTGAAGGACACCGTGCTCAAGGACTGTCAAGCATGGCTTGGCGGCCTCGGGCTGTGGAAGGTGTCGGAGGGAGTGTTCCATGTTCAATTCGGTGACGTTCGCTCTGAGTGGGTCTTTATTCCCCTCGAGAATGCAGAGGATCAGGCTCGCTTACTTTCTATGCAGCTCACAGGCGCGTGGCTCTCGGAGGCAATCGAAATGGACCTTGATGTGCTTGGTCCTTTGTCCGGCCGTCTGGGCCGCTATCCCTCGGGTGCGCAGGGCACTCCGACATGGCACGGCTGGATTGCGGATACTAACTTCCCGACGGAAATGACGCCGTGGCACCAGTATATGGAGAACCCGCCGCCGGACATTCAGATTTTCAAGCAGCCGTCTGGCCTGTCGCCCGATGCCGAGAATTTGAATTGGCTGGTGCAAAACGAAGAGAGTATAAAATTGCCGATCGACCATCCGGTAAGGGTCGCGCAGGGGAGGAAGTACTATGAGCGCTTTGTCGAGCAGTTCGGCGACAACAGCGACTGGGTGCGCCGCTACGTCAAGGCCGAGTACGGAGACGATCCTTCAGGAGCCGCGGTCTTCAAAAACACTTTTCGATCCGACTTTCACATCGTCGATGACACGCTCATCATCCCAAGCTATCCTCTCCTCATTGGCCAAGATTTTGGCCGAAACCCTTGGTCGCTGATATGTCAGATGGATCATTTAGGACGCCTTCTAGTGCACGAAGAGGTGCCCGGGACCAACGTCGGGCTCGAGAAGCACGTCAATCAAAATCTGCGTCCGCGCCTCTACGGAGCAAAATATCTTGGAATGAAGGTAGCGGTCGTTGGCGATCCGAGCGGGATTGCCAAAGGGAGTATTGGGGAGGAGAGCTGTTTCGATGCCCTACTTCGTTTGGGGTTCCCCTGTTTCCCGGCGCCGACGAATGATATCGAGCCGCGGCTGCGCGCGGTGGAAGCGCTCCTGTCCCGCCAGACCAACGGCGGCCCCACTCTCTTGATCTCGCGGGCCGGGTGCCCGTTCCTGTGCCGCGCCATGAGCGGCGGCTATCGCTTCACCAAAATGAAAACCGGCGCGCTCCGGACGGTTCCGGACAAGACCGACAAGGAAGGGTTCTCGCATGTGGCTGATGATCTGCAGTACGTTGCTTCTGTTGTTCACGGTGGCGTCGTCCCAGAGATCACCCGACGACTTCGACCGCGAACCAAGAAAAGACAAGCCATCAGCTCTGCCGGATGGACCTAGTGGAGCGCAGCTCCTCCAGTTTCCGGCCCGGGCAAGGGCGCGAGGCCTTTCGCTTCCAGCATTATCACTCGAGCCTTCAGCCGGGCGATCTTGCGGATACGCCGATTTTGGGCCCAACGTTGTACCGTTGCGCTCTCGGAAATCTGAATTAGGTACCAGATCAGGGCCACGACCGACGCGATCATAGTGGCGATGGTCGGCAACCACCCTACCCAGGTCGCCACCAGTGTCCCTGCCCCGATCGTGTTGCCCAACCACTGACTGAGGCTGTGATCCGCGTTCATTGCGCCGCTCCTTGTTGTTGACCACAACAGGTAGACGCAAGGCCGTTAACGGGTTCTTAGGGGAACCGGGTCAGTTATACTCGAACCGCAGCGCGAGTATAAAAATGTCTGATCTCGGCCAAAATGGCGTCATCCAGTTCACGCCGCCCGCACAGTTGGAGCAGCAGCTTTCTGATCAGGCATCCGCCAAGGCAGCGGCTGCGCAGACTGCCGCGACTGCCGCTCAGCCGCAGTACCCACAGCTCGCCGGCTACGTCAAGTCGCAGTTCGAGATTTTCCGGAACCACCGCAACACCGTAGCAGGCTGGAGCAACCGCATGCTCGCCGCGCTGCGCGCATTCAATGGTCAATACGACCCAACCAAGCTGCAGGAGATCACCAAATGGGGTGGCTCAACTGTCTACGCGCGAGTGATTGCGCAGAAGTGCCGAGCAGCTTCCTCATTGCTGCGCGACATTTACCTGGGCCAAGATATCCCGTGGTCACTGGCGCCGCCGAAGCAGCCCCAGGTGCCGCCGGGCATCGCTCAGGCGATCGACCAGCTGATCCAGCAGGAAGCGCAGCGCGTGCAGCAGACCACAGGCCAGCCGCCGCAGCAGAGCGATCTCGCGGAACGCAAGCGCAATCTGATCGAGCAGGCTGAAGACGCCGCCAAACGCAAGGCTGTCTCGCAAGCGCGCGACGCCGGCGACAAAATTCAAGACATGCTGACGGAGGGGGGCTACTACCACGCGCTCGCGGAGTTCCTTGTCGACCTGCCGATCTTCCCGTTCGCGGTGATCAAAGGCCCGGTTGTCAAGGTAATTCCGACTGTCGTGTGGCCACCGAACGGCGGGCCGCCGCAAGTCAAGCAGCAGCCCAAGCTAACTTGGAACCGCGTGTCGCCATTTGACATCTGGTTCACCCCAGGCGTCGCGGATATCGAAAATGCGAACGTTATCGAAAAGCTGCGGGTTACGCGAAGCGAACTGAATGATCTCCTTGACCTTCCCGGTTACAATCAGAGCGAGATTTTGGCCGTGCTCGACGAGTTCGGCCGTGGGGGGCTCTACGACAACTGGGACACCACTGACGCGGAGCGCAGCGTACTGGAGAGCCGGGAAAACCCAGCTTGGAATAGGTCGGGAATGATCTCGATGATGGAGTTCAACGGCAACATCCAGGGCCGCATGCTCCAAGACTACGGCATGGTCGTACCAGATCAGCTGCGCGATTATCACGTCCAAATCTGGATTATTGGTTCCCACGTCATCAAGTGCCATCTGAGCCCATCTCCGCGTCAGCGTCATCCGTATTTCATCACTTCGTTCGAGAAAGTTCCAGGGACGCCCGTCGGCAACGGGCTGACGGACCTTCTTGCCGACCTGCAAGAAGCTAGTAACGCTACTCTGCGATCGTTGATTAACAACATCTCGATCGCGTCGGGACCTCAAGTTGTCGTGAACGACGACATGCTCGCGCCAGAAGAGAATGGGGAGGACCTTTACCCATGGAAGCGCTGGCACGTCCGCTCGGACCCGATGACGAGCAGCTCGAAACAGCCGATCAGCTTCTTCATGCCGAGCAGCAATGCCCAGCAGCTGATGCAGGTCTACGAACAGATTGTGAGCATTGCGGACGACGTATCGGCGATCCCGAAATATGTCGGTGGGCAGGGTGGTGGTGGTGCGGGCAGGACCGCCTCGGGCCTAGCGATGCTGATGGGCAACGCTTCGAAAATTCTTCAAACCGTCAGTGCAAACATCGATCGCGATGTGATCGAAGGCACGATGTTGCAGCTGTTCGATTTGCTTATGCTGACCGATACGAGCGGCCTGCTGACTGGCGAAGAACGTGTAACGGTGCAGGGTGTGAACGTCGCGATCCAGCGCGAGACGCTGCGCCAGCGCCAGATCGAGTTCTTGACGGCGACGAACAACCCGACCGACCAGAAGATCATGGGGATCAAGGGCCGTGCCGTTGTGCTCCGCTCCGTGTCCACAACGATTGGTATGCCGGGTGAAGAGATCGTCCCGTCGCAAGACGAGATCGACAAAATGGCCCAGGACGAGAAGCAGCAGGCCCAGAACGGCGGCGGCGAGATCGACGCGGCAGTTCAGAAGGCGGTTGTCAAGGGCGTCGAAGCGGGCGTCCAGCGCATCACCACCGAGCTGACCGCCGGCCGGCTGGCGATGACCGAAGGCATGAGCGAAGGACCGCCGGCGCACGTCGGCACCCCGGGCACCGGGCCGACCCAGAACGCCACGAACAACCCGGGCATGGACCTGGGCCAGCAGCCGCACCCCAACGACGGTACACAGCAGCGCGCGGCGCAGGCACAGGGCAATCAGCCCAGCCAGCTGTCGCAATCGATGGGTCCGCAGACGCATTTGACCGGAAGTCAACCCGGTAAAGGCGCGATGCCCGTGACCGGGGGCGTAGGCTAATGGCCGGGACCCTCAAAACAGTGATCGTGCTCGCGGGTCCGACCGGACCTACAGGAACCATGAAGGGTGTTAACATCTGGACTGGCATGAGCGGACTTTCTGGCGGACATGCGACGTGGCTTCAATACACCGGAGGCAAAGGGCCGAGCGGTATACTCGAGCGCGTCTATCCGCTGGCGGCAGACGGCGCCGGTTTTACCGGCGCCCACAAGACTGTGTTCATTTCGGGCTACGTCGGCCCGACCGGCTCTTAAGGACATTTTAACGGACCTAAGACACTCTCATGAGCATGTTCACCGATTTTGGTGAGGCCAGTATAAAACTGACAGGGGACTATCATGGTTGGGACCATTCTTTCGAGCCGAAACTACGATCGCAATATGCTTGGCAACGTCCTCGGACAAGTCGTAGCAGTCATCAACAACGGCTCCGTTGGAGGTCCGACTGGGGCCACCGGCCCGACCGGCGCCGCGGGGTCGACCACTGGCTCCACGGGCAACACCGGTAACACCGGGCCGAGCGGCCTCGCATCCGGCCCGACTGGTAACACCGGCCCGACTGGGCAGGCTGGCACCGGCCTCACTGGCCCGACTGGCCCCACAGGTAACACCGGCAACACCGGAACGACTGGCCCGACGGGCTTCAGCCCGGCGACTGGCCCGACTGGCCCGACTGGCGCCGCGTTCACTGGCCCCTCTGCAGCTCCGACTGGCCCGACCGGCGCCAACGGCTTCACTGGCCCGACCGGCGTGCAAGGCCCGTCCGGTGTCGCTGGACCGACCGGTGCGACCGGGCCGACCGGGCCGACAGGTACCGTTGTCGTGACCTTCATCCCGCCCACTGCCGATCCGCACGTTCTCCACGCGGTTTGGAACAACGCGGGTGTCCTCACTGTTTCGGCCGGCTAATAGGAGGCTGAAATGGCTGTAGTTATTCCCGCATCACCGCGAACCCCGATCATTCAAAATCGGGTGTTCGGCGTCGAGATCGCACCCGCTCCCCCGCAATTTGTGGGAACGGGCCCGACTGCCCCCATCGTGGCGGGCGACACCTACGACGACAGCACGATCCCGGCCATCCTGAAACAGGTGGTCGACCTGATCAACACCAAGAACATCCCCGGTGCTTTAGGACCGACGGGTGTGGCGGGTGCTCTTACCACCGCGACCGCAACAGGTCCGACCGGCGCGACCGGGCCCGCGGGCCCGCGACAGGCTCCGACTGGACCAACCGGCGTCACCGGCCCGGCCAACTCGAACATCTCTGGCCCCAAGTTGCCTACTGGCAACACCGGCAACACCGGCAACACCGGCAACACCGGCCCGCTGGGTGCGACGGGACCGCAGAAGGGTCCCACCGGACAAACGGGTCACGCGCAGACCACCGCGCCGACTGGCCCGACTGGTGCCTCGACCGGCCCGACTGGACCGAACGGTGTGAACCCGACCGGCGCAACCGGACCGACTGGCCTTACCGGCGGCACCGGCAAGAAAGGCGAATGGCAGGGCCCGTTGGGTCCGGCTTCCGGCCTCTGGATACCCCCGAGCGTCGACCCCGGGATCGCTGGCGCCGTTTGGAATGCCAACAATGGCACTGGGATCGCGAGCATGACGGGCCAAGGATATACCGGCGTGACGGGCTTGACTGGCACGAACCAAACGGGCATCTTCTACGGCATCACCGGAGCGTGGCTCAAAATCTCGTCCGGTGGACCTAGCATCAACCGTTAATCTTCCCCTGAACCCCAACTCAGGACTGCTCTATGTCTTTATCCCAAGTCGAGCGAACGCAGCGCTTTCGCGTGCGTAACCCGGTATGGCATCGGGTCTATGACCGCAATTATAATCTCAAAAAGAAATACGGGATCACGACCGAAGAGTGGAACGATCTTTTCACGGCGCAGGGCCATGCCTGTGCTGTGTGTGGGTCAACGACACCGGGCGGCAGATATTGGCACACTGATCATGCTGGTCCCCTCCCGTGCAGGCGATCTGATATTCGGGGTATTCTCTGTCTTGGATGCAACCATGCGGCGGGGAAAGGCGGGATAGCGGATGTTCTTCGGCTACGCGCGCTCGTCAAATATCTGGAGGAGCACCTGTGAAACCATCTCTTTGCCTAAACATGATCGTCCGGAATGAGGGCGCGCGGATCGAACGCGCTCTCGTCTCCGCTCTCCCCTATGTCAAGGCCGTCGCCATTCTCGACACCGGGTCCACCGACGATACTGTCGCAGTAATCACCCGGGTCTGTGCCGAGTTCGATGTGCCGGTGATGATCGGTCACGGGACATTCAAAGACTTCTCCACGGCGCGCAACGACGCTTATGCACTCGCCCAGATGCACCGGAAGCACCAATCACTGCCTTGGTGCCAGTTCGCGCTCATGATGGACGCGGACATGCAGCTGGAAGTCACGGACCCCAAGGCCTTCGATTTGCTGCTCAACGCCAGCGTCACCGCGCTCAATCTGTGGCAGACCGGCGGCTCCGTCACCTACGCGAACACCCGCATCATCAATCTCGACTGGCCAAAGAACCCCTACCGCGGGGTCACGCACGAATATATCGACGTGCCGACCAACGGTGTCGTCGAAGGCGCCCGGTTCATTGACCATGCCGATGGCGCCAATCGCACCGACAAACTCCCGCGCGACATTGCGTTGCTCGAGCAGGGCCTGATTGACGAGCCGAACAACAGCCGCTACATGTTTTATCTCGGGAACACGTACAAGGATAGCAACCGTCCGGATGACGCGATCCGGATGTATCGGCAGCACATCGCGCTGGGTGCCTGGGACGAAGAGGCCTACTTCGCGCAGTTCATGATTGCCGAGTGCGAGCGCGACATGGGGGACACCGATGCCTACGTCGCCTCAATGCTCGAGGCCTACAACATGCGCCCACGCCGCGCCGAGCCACTCCACTCGCTCGCTATGCACTTCCGAGAAAAAGATAAGCCACATGTCGCCCTCACCTTCGCAAAACGCGCTCTCGCAATCCCACGGCCAAATGATTTCCTTTTCGTCAACGATTTTGTTTATTCTCATGGTGCTCGCTACGAGTATTCGATCGCGGGATTTTACGACGAGACAGAGCGCCCAGGCACGTTTCCGATTACGGACGCTCTCGCGCTTGATCCAGCGTGCCCAGAAAACCTCCGATGGAGCTGCAAATCGAACCTCTTCTGGCATCTCGAGCCACTGAGCCGATACTGCACGTCGTTCGCGCCGAAGCGCCTCGAGCTGCCGCTGCCAGACGGCTACACCGCGATGAACCCATCGGTGGAGGAGTGCAACGGCAAAATCCTCTGCAACATTCGCGCGGTCAACTACGTCATGGACGACATGGGCCGCTACATCATCAAAAACAGTGGCAAGACCTGTCACGAAGACACCATCGACACACGGAACTTCCTCGTGAAGTTAGGCGAAGACCTGCGCATCAAGCACCGTGCCGAAATCCTGTGGGACCGTCCCGAAGCCAAGTACGACATGGTGCTCGGGCTCGAGGACATGCGGCTCTACCGACACAAGGGCGACCTGTGTTATATCGCCTGCGCGCGCGAGCAGTGTGTGACCGGGATGCCCCAGCAAATCCGCGGGCGCCTCGTCCGCGACAGCGCCAACGACACGTTCGTGCACACGCGAGACATGGAAATCCTGACCGACGAGCACTCGATCGAGAAGAACTGGATGCCGATCGGCACCGGACACGACTTCGTGTATCGACTTGATCGCATCCGTCATCAGGATGGCACCGAGACGAAAAAAACGAGCAGCCGATATGTCGGAGAGATCAGCGGTGGATCGCAGGCTATTCCTTTCAAGGGAGGCTACATGGCCGTGGTCCATGAGGCTTCCGTCAACCCGAACAGCGGCAAGCGGACTTACTGGCATCGCTTTGCGTGGTTCACCAAGGAAATGGAGTTCAAGCGCCTCAGCATCCCCTTCGTCTTCTTCGATCGACAGATCGAGTTCTGCACCGGGCTCTGCTACCACCCCAATCACAAAGATTTGATCCTGTCCTTTGGTGTCCGCGACGCGGAAGCCTGGGTCGCAACTGTGGCCGTCGAAGAGGTGGCCCGAATGACGTACAAATTCCATGAGAACTAAGATCGTCACGGCCTATGTACCGATCCCGAACCACCCGCGCACCGCCGCCGAATATGGCGAGCTGGGAGAAAAACTCAGCGGCGTCCCGGTGCGGAAGAAGGCTTTCTACCAGCACCCCGCGGACCTGTGGATGATGAAATACATCAACGGGCTTCCGTTCGTGCCGGCGTCGTCGAAGCACGACAACCCGAGCAAAAACACGCTCGCCTACCACGCTGTCAACCACCAGAAGACGTCATGGCTGGTCCAGGCCTCGAACGAGGACCCGGAGGCCGACGTGCTCGTGTGGGTCGACTACGGCATCTTCCGACTGCCGGGGGTCAACAATCAGGCCATCTATGAGTTCATGGAGAAGGTCGATGACAAAGCCATCTACGCGCCCGGCTGCTGGGACCGACCTCAGGTGGTTGAGAGCGCTTATCCTTGTTGGCGGTTCTGCGGATCGATGCTCGCCGTCCCGAAAAAACAGGTCGATGCCTTCGACTACGCTTGCCGCGTTGCTGCGCGCAAACACATTTCTTCGACGAAGAACGTCGAGTGGGAAGTCAACACCTGGGCGCGCGTCGAAGCACAGGGCAAGCTGAAATTCAAGTGGTATAAGGCTGATCACGACGTCAGCATGTTCAACAATCTGGAGTTAGTGTAATGATCCTGTATCTGGAGAACCATCATGAGTGTTGAGTATTTAGAGAGCCTGTTTACACGCTTTGGCACTGATAAAGGGACGTGGGGCTACACGGCCTATTATGCCACGGCGATGGAAGCACGTCGCTTTGACGTCAAGGCAGTCCTCGAGGTAGGCATCTGCGGCTATCGCGACATTCCGAACAACGTAGTCGGCGCCAGCCTCTTCGTGTGGCGGGAGTATTTCCCCAACGCTGAGATTTACGGCATCGACAACGACAGCCGGTTCATCTTCAATGACCAGCCGCGCATCCACACCGCGCTGGCCGACGCCTACGACGTGGCGTCTTTGTCAATGGCCTTGATCGACTTCAATGTCGGCCGGCCGTTCGACATGATCGTCGACGATGCCGTCCACGACCCCGAGCCGCAGCTCCATCTGGCGAACATGCTGACCCCGGCGCTGGCCAAGGGTGGCCGCTATTTCATTGAGGAAGCCTGCCCCTACAAGCTGAACGAGCCCTACGAGAAATGGCTCAGCCACCGGATCAACCTCGCTGGCGAGATCACGGGTATTCACGCTTGCGTGACCCCGAAGCCCGAGGAGCTGATGATCCTTATTAAGTAGTTTTTAAGCAGAAAGCCTCAGGGTCCCTCCATCAGCTAATCCTAGCGATGGAGGGCCACATGGCCGCGTTTTTGAAGAAGAATGAGAAAGCCGCCGACTTCGCCAAGGGTGGCACCACCCCGATGTTCGGCAAGGGCGATCGCACCACGACCGCTCCGAGCGATGCCGCTGGCACCGCGACCCCCGGCGAGACGTACAAGGACCCCGAAAATAGCGGGGACAAGTTCGCCAAGGGCGGCTCGACCAAGATGTTCGGCTACGAAGGCGCCGTTCCCGCGTCCGCTGGTCAAACCGGCGCGCGCTAATGGCCGCGATCAGCCCCATGGGCCCCGCGATCCGGAAGATGGCGCCGAAGATCGGCAACGTCTCCAAGGTCGGTGAAACGGGCGCAGCTCCGAAGCCCCGCGGTATTCCCAAAAAGAATACCCGGGACTACGGCAAAGGCGTGCCGCAAGTGGCCTCCCCCGCATCACCCCCTGCCGATCCCTTCGGCATGACGACTGGCTCTGCGAACGAGCTGGGAGGCATCTGATGTTCAAGAAGCACATGACACCGCTCAAGGTCGGGGGCTCTAAGCCCAGCGCCCTCGACAACACGCCCGACAAGGGCTCCAGCCAGCGCGAGCTGCCGGGAGCAGCCACCGGTGGTGGACCCGCATCATTCCAGTCCTACGGCAAAGCAACCCCAATGGCTCAGCCGGCCCCAGCGAACACCGACCTTGGGTCGGGAAGCTGGTCGGGCGACGGGATCGCATGACGCCGACAGCCGTACTCGCCCAATGTGCCCTTCGCCTTCGCGCTGCCAGCCCGAAGGACTGGGACGCTTTTGTCGAAGTTTTCGACGCCTATTCAACCGAAATTACTGTGGCAGTAGTGAGCGCGCCACAGGATCAAGTCCTCGTCGCTCAAGGAAAAGCCCAGGCGTTTCTGCACCTGCTTGACACGTTCAGATACTGCCAGCTTCGCGCCCAACCGCCAGCTAAACCGCCCTCTGCGCCTGTAACAGGCCCATAGCGCAAACACGGAGTTACGCATATGCCATCTGAGAACCAGCAACTCGCCGACGGTTCAATCGATCCGAACGTCCGCATCCCCGAACACGTCAAAGCCGCTGCCGCCAATGTGGATAAACTCCATGAACAGTTTTATCCGAAGGACCCCAACCAGTCGGCTGCTCCCCTCAAGGAAGCTATCCCACAACCAGATCAAGCTGCGCCGGACCCTGCTCTTGCGGCGGCTGCGGCAGCTCAAGCCGAAGCCGATCGCGTAGCCGCTGAGAAAGCTGCCGCGCAGGCACAAACTCAGAACACCGCGGCCGTGGCGCAACCGGCCGACAACGACGTCTCTGCCGACGCATGGAAGCATCGCTTCCTGTCGATGCAGGGTCGCTTCAACGCCCAGGTCAAGGCCAACGGCGCCATGGAGGAGCAGATGCGCCAGCTCGCGCGCGAGCTGATGACCACGCAGTCGCTCCTTGCTGCCGCCCAGCAAGCCCCGCCTCTGGAGCAAAATAGTCGTCGTGATCACGGAAAGTTGATCACGGAAGAGGACCGAAACACCTACGGCGACGACTTCTTGGACGTCGCGCAGCGGGCTGCACGGGCCGCAATTGCCCCCGAATTGGAAGATTTGAGGGCCCAAAACCAGTCCCTGCAAAAGACCGTAAACTCTTCTGTCAAAAGGGATTTGTTCGCTTCGGTTGCCCAGACGATCCCGAACTGGCGCCAGATCAACGCGACCACCCAGTGGAAAGCGTGGCTGGCTTTACGGAATATTTACACAGGCGAGGTACGACAACAGATATTGAACAAGGCACTCAGCGGCGCAGATGCCCCGAAGATCGTCGCTTTGTTCAAAGACTTCCTCGCGGAAGCAAACGCCACGGGCTCGTACAATCCAGCGCCGCAAGAGCGACAGCAGCAAGACCCTAATCTTGTTCCTCCTCGCCAAGCAGCAGTCTCTCTGGACACGTTAGCAGCTCCTGGCAGGGCAAGGCCGGCACCCGGTGATACAGGGATGCCCGCGAACAAGCCAACTTACACCCGCGCACAAATCAGCAAATTCTACGATGATAGTCGCAAGGGGCTCTATGCCGGTCGTGAAGACCTGTATCGCGCCACCGAAGCCGACCTCACCGCGGCACAAGCTGAAGGGCGCATCCGAGGTTAATCCCGGGGCTTGTCGCATCAACGATCGAAAGCCCCCAACGTTCGAGGGCTTTCGCTATGTCCATTCCTTCAGCAGGTTTTCCCGGCGCAACTGCCGGCTCCTCGCCCGCGATCTACCCAGTAGGTAGCTCGGGCAACAACCTCCAAGCCACCGGTTTCATTCCCGAAATCTGGTCTGGCAAGCTGGTTGAGAAATTCTATGCCTCGACCGTCCTGGCCGCGATCTCGAACACCGACTACGAAGGTGAGATCAAGAACAAGGGCGATCGCGTCAAAATTCGTACGAAGCCGACCATCTCCATCCACAACTACGACAGCGACGGTTTGCTCGGTCTTGACCGACCGACCGGCGGCACCGTCGAGCTGTACATCGGGAACGGCAAGTACTTCTCCCTGATCCTCGACGACGTCATGGAAATTCAGTCGGACCTGAATATCCTGTCGATGTGGTCGGACGACGCTGCGCAGCAGCTCAAGATCACCGTTGACAGCGACGTCCTCTCGGGCATCGTCGGCAACATGGTCGCTGCCAACCAGGGTCTGACCGCTGGTGCGATCACCGGCAACATCAACCTCGGCGTTCAAGGCACCCCGCTCTCGGTCGTGTCGAAGAACCCCGGCGTGGGTGACATCGAAATCTTGGACGTGCTGATGCGCATGGGCCAAGTGCTCGACGAGCAGAACATCCCCGAAGTCGGGCGATGGGTTGTCATGCCGTCCTGGGCGGGCCGCATGATCAAGCAGTCGGAACTTCGTCAGGCCTATCTGTCTGGCGACAGCGTCTCGATGCTGCGCAACGGCCGCCTCGGCATGGTCGATCGTTTCACGATCTACGTGTCGAACTTGCTGCCGAACAACAGCACCGACAGCGCGCAGTTCAACTCTGGTGAATGGCCGTTCTTCGCTGGCCATGCTCACGGCCTGACCTTTGCCTCGCAGATCAGCAAGGTAGAGACCCTCCGCTCCGAGCTGACCTTCGGTCAGATTTTGCGCGGCCTGCAGGTATACGGATATCAAATCGTCGATGGCAAGGCACTCGTTCAGGCCCAGGTGACGCCGAACTCGTAAGGGTTCCTCAAGCGTCTTCTGACAATATTCAAAGGTCCCGGGGACAGTCCCCGGGGCCTTTTTTATGGGGTCTGAAATGAAACTCGCTCTAGAAGTTTGGTCCTCCAGCGATAATCGCCACGAACGTCACTTCTTCATCAAGGACGGGCAGGGCGCCTCCTATCAGGACGGTCGCTACGTCATGGGCTACAATCCCGAGATCGTGAGCGACGAGAAAATGCAAGCTATCCTCACCATCCTCGGCTTCGACGTCGTCGCTTCCTAACGTTTTCTTAAGCGTGCTGTTCTAGCTCTGATCCTGAAGAAAACGGGGTTTGCGCCATGAACAGCACGCTGCAGACGATTACGGACTACATTAACGACAGCCGCGTTCTGCTTCAGGACACGCTGATCCCGTATCGCTATCAGGATGCCGATCTTGTCACGGCCATGAACGTCACCCTCCTCGAGGGCCGCCGGCTGCGCCCCGACCTTTTCGTCTATCACCGACTTGTGACCGGACAATCCGACGTCCAGTCCCTGATCGGCAATGACGGGACGCAGATCAACATCGAGCCCCAGTTCAGGCTCGGGTTCCTCTACGGCATGATCGCACACGCCCTGATGCGCGATCAGGAAGACATTCAGGACGAGCGCGCTGGCGCATACCAGAAGATGTTTGCTGATACGTTGCTCGGCGTCCGCCCGACCCCGATCTCGCTCGCACAGGGGGGCTAACCGATGCCGATCCAGAAACAAGACCTCCGTCAAATCATGCTTCAAGCCGAAGTCAAGCTGGTCGGCGTGTCTGAAAAGGCACTCCTGGCTGAGCTGTTCGACGTGCTGAGCGAGTTCTTCAATGACAGCTCGTGCTGGACCGAACTCGTGACCATCCCCTATCAGGCCAACGTGCAGAGCTATTCTGTCAACGTTCCGGAAGGGCAGATCATCCGGCTCGAGAACGTGACCGACTGGGGTCCGACCATCCCGCTCCTACCGACCCAGGCGATCCCGCCCGGCACGCCGGCGCCGTTGTTCGTCAGCGCGGTGATGCCGATCCACGGTACTGTCACAGTAAAGAATATTCCGGACACCAACGGGTACTATCAGGCCCAGTTTGTCTGCAACACGGCGCTCCCGACCGGCCGCGACATGGTGCCGATCGCGCCGCACTGGGTCCTCCCCATCTGGCACGTCGGCATTCTCGACGGGCTCCTCGGCAAGATGATGACCTCGCCGAACAAGAGCTACAGCAACACGCAGCAGGGCACCTATCACCTGCGCCGCTTCCGCGACGCCATCGCGCGCGCACGCATTTCTAAACTGAAGGCGAATACTGTCGGAGCCCAGGCTTGGCGCTTCCCGCAGCAATTCCGCGCGCTCAGCCAGCAGTCTGGCGTGCCGGCGATCGGCAGCTCGAATGAAAGGTCATTCTAATGGCTCTCACGGCATCATGGGTGAACATCTATATCAGCGACAACGCGACCTTTCAGGATGCGTTTCAGTTCACCATCCCGAACGGTTATCAGATCGGCACGAACACCTGGGAAATGGGTGTCAAGGCCTCGCGCGATGACGTCGCCAATCTGGCGCTGTTCACCTCCGCGGCGGGCCAGATCACGATCGCTGACCCCGTCAACAACATCATCAACATGAACGTGCCGGACACCACGATCCAGTCTGAACTGCCGTGTGGCACCTATGACTACGACCTGATCATGACCCAGGGGAGCGTCCGCACCCAGATGATGCAGGGCAAACTTATTGTCAAACACGGAGTGAGCGAGACATGACCGTCATTGTAGAGAGCCCCGCTCCGATCGCGGCATTCCCTGTTGTTTTGGTTGTCGGACCCACCGGAGCATCTGGCGGCCCATCGGGCGCGACTGGATCAACCGGACCGACTGGCGCACCCGCAGCTACTGGCACCACTGGACCGACCGGCGCAACCGGCGCGACTGGCCTCGGCGCGACTGGCGTCACCGGCCCGCGCGGTCAAACAGGCTTCACTGGACCCCCGGGTAACGCCGGGCCGACCGGGCAATCTGCCGTGGGCACAACCGGCCCGACGGGACAATCTGGCTTGGGCCCTACCGGTCCGACCGGAGTGACTGGCAACACCGGGCCGAACGGCGGGCCGACTGGGCCGACAGGCAATACCGGCGCGACCGGGAACACCGGACCGACTGGCCCCTCGCAGGTAGCCGGTATTCAGTTCACGATCGACGGCGGTGGGACGGGAATTAGCTCGGGCATGAAGGGCTATATCCTCGTGCCGTTCGCCTGCACCATCCAATCCGCGACGCTGATGGCTGACGTTTCGACCACCTCGGTCGTCGACATTTACGCATGCTCGGAGGCGACGTATGCGCCGCCGACGCATCCTGCTGTGGGCGACAAGATCACCGCAAGTGACCCACCGACCCTGACCGCGGCGCAGATCGAGCAGGACACTACGCTCACCGCGTGGACCCTCGGGATCGCGGCGAACACGGTGCTCGGCTTCAACGTCACGTCGAATAACAACGCGACGCTTCTCACTATCGCGTTGAAGGTCGTGAGGAACTAATGACGGCTCCGGTATACCAAGGCGATTTCGGCAACAACAGCGGTGGCTCTGGCGCTTTCAACGGCGCTGGCGGCACTATTGGTACTTGCTCGTTCGGATTGACGGTCGCGGCTACCGAGTATTGCCTGCTGGCGATTGCCTGGGAGAGCGCGTCTGTAGTCGCCCTTTCGAGCGTCGTCGCCGGCGGCACCAGCGGGTTGACTTGGACGAAGGTCGGCTCGACGCTGCATCAGACTGCATCGAATGGTTTCTATATGGCGATTGAGCTGTGGGAAGCCACAGGCACTGTCCACACTGGCTCAGGGGATACTGTGGTCTGCACCTTCGCGAGCGCTGTCGATCACGCTGCATGCGCTGGACAATTTTTCACGGGTGTGAACGCGACACCATTTGACGCGAACCCGTCGCTCGGCGTGCCGGAATATACGCTCGGCAGCTCCAGCGTTGCATCGATCAGCGTTACCACCAGCAATCCGGATGACTACATCCTCGGCATCTGCAGCACCAGCGACAACGCCAGTGTCGGCAACTTCACGCTCGGCGGCAGCGCGGCGGCGTTCAACAACGGGGTGGATAACTCGAGCGGTGGTAGCCAGTGGTGTCGGCTCGCGGTGGGCGGCCTGCCCTATACAGCCACGCAGTCGGGCCTCGCAGTCGCGAATGGCGCGTCCGCGACGAACACGATCATGGTCGCTGTCGCGCTCACCGCCGACGGGCCTTCTGCCCCCTTCAAGCCAATTCGAACTCACGGGATCATTATCAACTGAGGGTGCTATGAACGACGTGTATTTCTTCGTGCCGCCAGCCAATGTCGTGTTCACTGCCACTGCAGTTGACACCAGCTTCAGCGTGCCCGCAGCGAACACGACGTTCACTGTGCCGGGTAGGTAATCGTGTCTCAGATCATCCAACTCACAACCGGCCAGCTGATGTTGAGCATCATCGGGCCAACCGGACCTGCTGGCTCAGGAGGGGGCGGCGGTGGCACCGGCATAACGGGTCCGACGGGATCGACAGGAGCGACAGGTGTCCAAGGCATTATGGGTGCGACCGGGGCCAGTGGAGTTACTGGAAGCACTGGGAATACAGGGTTCACCGGATCAACTGGCCCTACAGGTGTCGGCTCGACTGGGCCTGCTTCGACTGGCCCCACCGGCGCAACAGGAGCTGGAACGGTGGGTGCTAGTGGAGCTACTGGCCCAACTGGCGCTGGTGGAGCTGCCGGAACAGTGGGCGCAACCGGACCGACAGGCAGCACTGGCGCTCAAGGAAATGTTGGGGCGACTGGACCTAATTTCACAGGAAACACTGGTCCGACAGGAAACACCGGCAGTACGGGAGCTGTGGGAGCGAGTGGCTCGACGGGATCGACTGGCAGCACTGGAGCGAGCATTACCGGGCCCACTGGCGCTGGGGCCGCTGGCGCCACGGGCCCCACGGGCTACACCGGACTGGCAGGCGCGACAGGTTCAACGGGACCTACAGGTTTTACTGGACCAGCTGCGCTCTCCGTAAATTCGATGTATGTGCTGGTTGGTCAGACCGGTACGAACGCAATTGGCACGTCTCTCACCAAAGTTCAGTTCAATAACGAGATCAGCGACGCTTTCAACGTCTTCGATAGCGTGACCAAC